ACTAGCTTATAAGCTAGTCTTTTTGTTATGCGTAGTTATAACGCAAACACATATACTAACTATGTTTACGCTTATTAGTATATACTTTATGATATACTATTGGTATATACTCTATGATATACTATTGGTATATACTCTATGATATACTATGTTTGAATAAGCACCACCCACGCCCATAGCCCTTAACTATATACCCACACTACCACACATCAATTCTAAGCCCATTAGCAAGCCCATAAACCAAACAAGGGTATAAACATATGCTTTTATATAGGCTTATATCCAAACGCTCAACCATGGGCATGCTATACCCTTGAGATTGTACAAAATCATGGGTAAACCTATGGGTAAACAAGTGTAGATAATACACTTAATATATATAGTGTAAGATGTACACTAAAAGGGTATATAGTGTAGTTTTTACACTCATTTTAAAGTGTAGGTTATACACTAAATGGATTAAGTGTAGTCTGTACACCCAATTTTTAATAAGTGTATGTTTTACACTAGCTAAACATGCGTTTTTACTGGGTTATAAGGTATACCCCCCAAACCCTTTAAAGACGGGGGTTTATGGGAGAGGGTGTATGTGCCTTGTTCATACGGTACACCCAAAATTTCTACCCTATGGGGTAAACTGAGCCTTCGCAAGCTCGGCATACAAGTGTCGATTTCGCAGGCTCAACAATACAGAACAATATTTATCCTTATAGGGTTTCGCCCAAAGGTTTACCCTTATAGATTTACCGTGTAGATGTAGATTTGGCATTGCATGCAAATCTTGTAGAACAAGTGTAAATAACACACCTAATTGTCAAACCGTGTAGAGATAGACCGTGTAAAGTTTGACTATAGGTTCGCAACAAACTCTATCTCTTGCCCGTTTGTTGCTATACCCCCCTCTTTTTTATAGTGTAAAATGTACACCCAATGGTTAACCCCCAAAATTTATAAACATAGGTTTACCCTTGTGAACTTCGGGCGAAAATAGCGAACAACATCTTATGTTGTGAAACAACTTTTGGTTTTACCAAGTTGAAGCCTAAAAGTTAACGACTTGACTATATAAAACTTCGGGCATAAAATAGAGAGCAGGATTGTTTTCAACAACCTGCGAGCTACCCTAACAGGAGGTCCGTAAGGACCTCCGTAAACATAAGTTCTACTCAAGGGTTCATATTGTTGTTTCACCGAGTTCAAAGAACTCTTTTTACCCAACAAGGTTAACTATGTTATAAAGTAGACTTTATTTTTAGTTCACAACCCTAGGGTTTAAATCCTAGGGATAAGTCTACCAACAAAAAAGTATATACTTGTTGTCCATAGGTTAAAAGTGCATTCCAGCACACCCTTTTTTATAACAACAAGGTAATACCCTAATAAAAAATTTACACAAAAGTTTACAAAAAGTATGTATACTTTTTTTTGTAAAAACTCTAATTTTAGACAATTTTTTATAAACCCCTTCTAAGGCTTATACCTATTGGGTTACAACCCTATTTTTACAACCCCTCTTTTTTACCTCAAAAACAGTATAACCAAACTTTTCCCTTTCAAGTTTGAATCCCGTTACACTAGTATTATAGTCAGTTTTCAGAAAAAGTCAACCACCCCTTACCATTTTGAGATACACCCAATTAGGTTCTAACCCAGTGGTGACAAGCGAAAAAAGATTTTAAAAAAAAGTTTACTTTTTTACAAATCTTTATGTTTTCTTTACATCATAAGTTGTAGTAAAAATGTGTTCAAACCCTCTCTGTCACAGTAATTGAGACATAAATCATAAAGATTTACCCTTTGGTTGTAGTCGCAGGGTAAAAATTTTATGATTTTTATGACCTTATTTTTGAAACAAAAAATGTTGTATTCATAAGTGGGTAAACCAAAGATTAAAACATCGTAGATTGTTCCACCTTTGTAGGGTGTAGAAGTTATGTAGGTTCCCATTAGTTCAACTCATCTAGGATAGAAACATCGGGTAAAACATCTATTGGTGGCACCCCTCTTACAACTAAACCCTCGTTTTCTAGCTCGTCCATAAAGTTAATCACTTCTATTCTAGCAGAGTTGTATGCACTTGGGTCAAACCCTAATAACATTGCTAGCTCATCAGTTGTTACATTTGGAGCTCTACTTATTTGTTCATAGCTTTCGGTTATACCACTTGTTTGTACAGTGATTTCTGGCACATCTATAGACTTGACAAGGTTTTCCAAAATGTTGCTACCCTTTGGTGGTAACACATAGGTATAACGGTCTTCTATGTATACATAGTTAAAGATGTAGTCTTCACTTGGTTTACAAAGAGAGATGTCGTCAGTTCTGTTTATAATATAATCTTCACCATCTAGGTTTACCTCGCCTTGGCTAAAACTAATATCCCCCCAAGGGTTATAATGCCTGTCGTCTGACAACTGACTCAACTTCTCTTCTCTACAATAGTTGTCTAAATACGCTTGTACAATAGTAGAGGCTTCGTCATTAAGTACACCATCCAAATATAATCCATAGGCTACACTTTGTCCTGCAACAGTTGGTGCACACATGATGGTTATAAGTTTGTTACAAACCTTGATGTTTAAGCATAGGTAAACATTGATTTGACCATCATGTTGTCTACACACACAAGAATACAAGTATGGTTCATAAAAAGCAGAGGTACTACAGTTTTTGCTATGCCAAACCTTGCTGGGATTTTCACACAGCTTTTCGTTGTACTCTTCTAGTGTTTTGTCAAGAGTGTTGAGTTTGGATATCAACGTGTCGTCGTTTATACTTGTGATATAACATCTTGTCAATTCATTTGTGTCTTCATTATAATGTAAAAGCATGGATTATACCTCTCTTTCTACTTGTAGTTTACAACAAGTTCAACCTTTTGTCAACATTTGAGTGTTAGTAGAGCTTGACTCTACGGTTCTATTGCCAAACTGTTGTATCCCAATGTGTAAGCATTGTAAATTTTACTATATGTGTATACATGTTTAAACTTATCATGGGTTAAAGTCAAAAACAGGGGTTCGCCACCAGTTACAACTCGGTAGTACGGTTTAAAAAGGTCTACCTGTATCATATAGCTTTCTAACACACTTTGTTTTAAACTTGGTAGAGATATCAAACGTATTACACTGTTAGGATTACAACCTTGAGCATAACCATAGTTTCGATAATACTGCCCAAAGGTCATACCTAGGTTAGAGTACCAAACTACGTGATTGCTTGGGTGTGCACCTTTTATCACATCTAACACATGTTGAATATAAGCTTTGGTAAAACTACTATAGGTTAATACCCCAAAGTTTAGACGAAAATTAAGCTTAAGATGGTTTAAAATCTCTTCTGATGTATCTTCTATGGGTAAACCAAACTTTATGTAAAACATAAAGGGTCTATCCTTTTGACATTCAGCAAGAGTTATAATTGTTGTAAACCATAGTTCTGTATCATTAGGGTCTATCTTTTTTAACACTATGTTAACCCTAGGCTTGTATAGAGGAGTAGTCCACTCTCTGCTGTTGCTAAAGAAAGGCACATAAAACACAGTGTTGTCAAGCTTGCGTTCTAAAACACGGTTTATTCTTTGTAGGTAACTATCTAAGTATTCTAAGGTTTTACTGATGTTAGACTCTCTCATTAGTAATCTCTTATATGTTGAGCCTGCGAAACTTGACATTTAGTCATGGCTTTACTAGTAGAGTTAAACTCTACAGAGGCTCCTAGGCTATAACAGTTGCGTAATCCATTGTATACAAACACGTTTTGTAGACTAGTAGAGCTTTGTGTGTTTACAGAAACTGGTGGCTCCCAGTATTCATTAAAAATAGTTGTGTCTATAATACCCATCAACCCACCCTCTAGTACACTACTTAAAGGTATAGATTTATAATCGGGTGAACCAAAGCTGTTGAAAAACTCTTGTGGCGAACAACCTAGTGTTGAACACCTACAGTTATTGACCCAACTGTCTTCTAAAAAGTGTTTGTACAATACGTGCTGTATAAAAGTTAAGTTTATTATTAACCCATTTACAGCATTATAGATTTCACCCAACTTTTGTTTAAAAGATGCTTCAAAAGGTTTGCGTATCAACCATGTACTATGTAGAAACCATAGATTTTCACTTTGACACTGGTTAAAAATGACCACAGGTCTAAACACGTATTGGCTCCCATCTTTTTTAAGATATAACATTTCTACCCTAGGCTTGTATAAAGACAAGGTTTCACCCTCTCGTATGATTCCACCGAAACCATAGTGTGCTTTAGTACGAAACACATGGTTGTCATATCGTTTACGCAAAATGTTGTTTACCCTCTCCAGAGTTTTATCAATCTTTTGTAGTTCGTCAAAACTTATACCCATTGTGGTTTACCTCTCTTGTGTTTGTACATTTCTAGTTTACAACGGATGTAAGTTTCTGTCAACCCCACAACATAATTGTGAATAAAAACAGATTTACAATCCTTTTTAACAGAAAAGTGCTACCAAAGGTATAAATACCTATGATAACACTTAAATTCTTTATAAATCCTCTGCTAGACACCTTAGATTAAATGTTTAGACATGTTTGTTGACGGGGGATTATGTTTTTTTACCCTTGGTTGCACAAAATCTCTTCGTGTTCAGCCTTGTGTTTACACAAATAGTTGTAGAAATCATGGATGTCATTCAAATCTTCTACACTACCGTCTTGGTAATACACTTTTTTGTCATCAGATAGCTCGTACAACCACCAAGTTATATCATCAGAGAGGATTTTATCATCTGTTTCTAAGTGGAAATACTTACAGAGTATCATAATGAGTAAATTGCTTAATGTTTCACCATGGGTTATATACACAAAGCTAGACTCACATAGGTTGTCCTGTATAAATTCACTAATCTTTTTGTTCTTAGCATCAAAGGATTGAATACTATTTATTATGTTTTCGAACACCTCAAAGGTTATAAAATCGTTTGGTTTACACATTGTTTTCACCTCAAATACTTCTGTCTTAAAGTGATTAACTCACTTGTGATACGTTTGGCTATAATAGATTTTGTTCTATTATCGGGGGTTTTACTATGTAGTTTGGTAGCACGTTTAGCACAAGCTATTTTATACCCCGAGGGCGATACCCTATCTTTTTTACAAACTAGTACTCCATATCTAGGATTTATCTCTTTTACTATTTCAACTGCATGTTGTTTCAACTCCTCGGGTACAGCGATGTAGTAATAATTAGGGATAATAGCATAAGGTCTAACACTTGGGTTGCAATACACAACGAAGTGCTTGTTGTGCTTATTCCCAGCTGTTTTAAACTCTGCTTTCAAATCCTGAAGTGAACACTTGACTTCGATTTCAACAAGGACTTTGTCATTACAAGCGTTAACATCGCTGTATTTTATACATTCGGTTGCCACATAAGGATAGCTTAGCTCAAACCTATAGTGTTTCATAAGCTCTGTTTTAATAAGCTTGGAGTTCAAAAACTGTGCACACATTGGAATTACACCCCTGCTGTAACCAAAGCTTGTTGTTCGTACATTTGAAGTTCTAACATAGCTGTTTGATACGCATGGTCTTTAGAAATGTATGACCTACAACCTATGTATGTCTCAAAGTGTTCTACATCTCTGGTTTTAGAGTTGTCTACTACATCCTTTTTGGTGCCAAGATATTTGATTTCACCATAGGTTGATACATCTTTGTCGATATAAACAACGTAATCCCAACAGGTTTTAACCACTTTGTTAGGAGCTATCTCAAGGCTATCAACCTCTTTTTCTAAAACATAGAGTTCTTCATCTTGTTTAGCAAAGCTAGGTATTACCTCATTTTGGACTTCACAGTAGTGAGTTGCTTTATCATAAGTGCTAAAAACAGCGATTACATCATCATTTTTAAGCACTAAGTATACTTTTTGTGTTAAATTGTCTGTCATTTGTCTTGTTTTCACCTCATTTGCTAAATTTTAGGGCTTAAACCCCTGTTTCATACTTTTATGTTGTCAAAAATGTTCGTATAACCACTAGAATTACCCTCATTTGTTATAAAACTAGAGGTTTTCTCTTGGGATAACATGAGTTTTAACCTGTTGTGCTTAAAATCGTAAACCATGTTAGTTATATCATGGGTACAACCCTTGGTACTAACTGTGATTTCAGCATTTTGGTTAGACATCATGCTTAAAAGCTTGATTAATTCACAAACTTTCATTTTAGCCACCTTTCACCCTTGTAAACCCATCGGCTACAAAGTCATACATGGTTACACTTTGGGTTAAAGGTATGTAAGGAGTTCCACATTTCATGCAAGAGATAGGTTTAGAGATGTCTGTGATACCATATTCTGTATAAACATGGGTATTATCTAGTGTTTCACCTACCCAATAAGTTTTACACATAGGACAACACACAACTGTTTTGTTTTTATCTAACATAGGTCAACCTCTCTCTAGTCTGTAGCTCTGCAAGTAATAAATTAGTTAGGTTTTCTAAATCGTTGTTTGACAACTCGGTTATATCCACGCAGATACCACTGTATCTCTGCGATATATATAGCTTTTTACCCTTTGATGTAATATCAACCATTTGTTTTACAACTCACTTTCTCGGTACATCTACCGTTTTTTACACATTTGGGTACTAAGAAATCTTTGTACCATTCATAGTGTAACAAAACCTCTTGTTTTAAGCAATTAGCCAGTTGACGTATCTCTGCTTGGGCTTTACCACATAGTCTTTCATTGCAAAAGTTAGACAAAGCTCGTAAATTTGTTGTTAAAACTACATTGGTTTTCATAGCATTAGGTAAAAACATGCGTGCATCTTCTGCTGGTGCACCCATTTCGATAGCATACAGATAATTATCAATCGACTTAAGTAAAAGCTTTGCGATTTCACCCTTTTCTAAGTAAATACAAGGGTTGTCAGCCCAGTCTAATACAAAGTATTTTTCAGCTAGTTCTGTTAACTCATCGTATGGATACTTAGTTAATAACCTACGGATATACTCTCGGTCTTCCTTGAGCTCTACATATCTTTGAGATTGTACCGAATAAGAGAAACCAACCCTGTGGCGAGTTAGTTGGGCGAGGCACGAGCGAGATATACCCTCTATAGCAAAGGTTATAGCATTGTGCTCAATTATAGAGGTATGACCCATTTTTAAAATTTGGGTTACAAGCTTGATTTTCTTATCATTTGGGATATTATCCACATCTATATCTAAGGGTGAACCTGCGTGATAGCAGTTTCTAGCCCCTATATATACGGCATTTAGTAAATTGTTTGGTTCACTTATTATTTTTACTTGCATTATGATTAATTCTTTCTATTCACCTAAGGTTGTAATCCTAGCTTTAATGTTGTATTTATTCGCTGTGTTAGAACAATACCCTTCTAATATTGATGTAAACATGCAGTATATATCATAAGGTAGTACAGCTTTAACACAGATTATATCGCCAGATGAAGTCATTTTGAAGTCTATACCATATTGTTCACTCAATGGTTTGCACATAGCTTGTAAATCCTTTTTGATGTCTTTGACATCACATCTACAAGAAGGGATTAACACAGCCATTGTATCATAATGGATTACAAGGTTTTCTATAAACGTTTCTAAATCCTTTGTTTTTACACTGTTTGAGGAGAAAATACCCTTATGTTCTACCTTTTGTAGAAACGTTTTCAGTAGATTTACAGGGATTTGCTCACCTATGCTAAAAGTTTCTTGTGTACAGTTTTTTGACTCTACAAGTTTTGGTTCTACAAAATCTGGTTCGTCCAAAATAGGTTCACCTTCATTGGTTTTATATATGGTAGGGTCGCCCTCAAACAATTCGGGTGCCCTGTCATACATAATAGTTTCAAAAGCTCGTCTATAATCCTTGAGTTTATCCACGTCTTTTTCATCCTTGGTTAAAACATCAAAGGCTAGACATACTTCTTTGAGGCTTGCACGCTCGTCTAAATTTAAGATTTGATAAAATTCGTTCATGGTCTTATCCTAACATAAGTTAAATTTTCTGTCAACCCTTAGGGTTTATCTAACCCTTTTTGGTTTTACTAAATTTTGCTTTTGTACCAGTTGGCTTTACTTCTAATAAAGTCGCCTACTTCAGCTTGTTGTACATTTGGATAACAAGGTAAGTAAACAATGTCTATTTTACCTGCTGATGTAGTCTTAGGGTGAGCCTTGCCGAACTCATAATGAGTCATAACATTGTCTTTGGTTATAGGTATACCATACTTCTTAGATAACTCAGCCACAAGTTTAAAACAGCGTTCTACCTGTACTTTGGTTAACGGATATGGTCCAACTTTGGTCCTACTACTAAAGTTATACATGCCACACATTGAAACACCTATGCTACCTGTGTTTCCACCCCCTGTATGTTGAGCATATTTGCCGTCACCACAGTTGAGGTTATCCTCAGGCTTGTATTTTCCTGTGTGTACTACCCCGTTTTGGTCTATAATATAGTGATAGTGCGTTAAATCTGCACTACATGGTTTTGGTGCACCTGCTGTCCAGTGCAAAATTATACGTGTTAATCCTGCCATTTTAACCTCTTTGTGTTTCTAAATAATTGGTTAAGCATTGAGCTAACTGGTCTGGACAACTTGTGCCTTTACCCATACAAGAGATACCCTTGAGTTTCTCTATGACTTCATCTATGGGTAGACCTATGGCTAAAGCTGTTAAACCTTGGGCATTGCCGTTACACCCACCTTTAAAATCAATGCTTTTAATAATGTTGTCTTCTATTTCTACAGTGATAAACTTTGAGCATACACCCTTTGGTATATACTTAATCGTGTTTAACCCTGAACCTATACCTTTGTTTACGTCTGTGTTTACGTTTTGGTCCATTGTATAATTCCCTTTCTCTTACTACTTCCACGGGTTCACCATATCGTTCACCTGTTCTTCTGCGATTTAAAGTATCTTTTAATACTCTATCAATTTTTACACCTATGCTTGTATACTCGGGTCTATCATATTCAGCTCCAGTGCTATCACTTACAATCTTTTGAGCTGATATTCTAAAGGTTGACCACTGGATAAACCCTTTGATACGCATTGTAATACCATGCCTTAAAAAATATCGCACGGTAACAATAAATGTGGATAAAATCCACCTACACACTGTTTTGCTAAACCTCGGGTCTAATCTGTGCATGTTGTCAACGATATCTGTGTAATTAAAATGGGTTGGGTTCTTCTCATAGTTATACATATCGTGCCAACTTTCTGCGTTTACATCTTTCTGTAAACCTTTTTTGGTTCATAAGCTCAAAAACTTCTTGCTTTTGGGCTATAAACTCTTGGTATTCCTCGTTAGGATTAAGTAAACTGCGTAAATCTGTCATGAGTCTACCCATTATCATGACTTCAACCCATCTTATTTTAAAGATGCGACTCTTATAAACCCTATCTTTTCGGTTTAAAGGTAGGATTTGTTCGTGTATCCACGTTTTAAAGTATAAAACAGGGTGCATAAATACGTCAAACCCATTGTCTAATATAGCCGTTACGGTATGACATAAATGAGTAATACCTAATACGGCTAAATCCTCATTTATTTTATTCTTGGGGTGGTTAATATTCCAGATTTCTACAAACTTTTGTACAAATTCGGGTGGAACCTTAATGTTTTGACCCCTTGATTTACCGAATAAGGATTTAATATCTATTTGTTTTAACGCATTTAAGTATCTTGACATCTTATTTATATTATAGGGTGTAAACGTTGGGTTGTCAACCCTAATTGGTAAAGTGATAGTTTTTACTATAATAGGGGTACTAAGGAGAATTGTATACTATGGCTAAAAAACCGACAACAGAAGAAACCCTAAGAGAGTTTGCTAAAAAGAGGGTTATATGGAAGAAGAACCCAGAAATGTTTTTTAAAGAGGTGTTAGGTATTACTATGCCGTTACACCAAAGAAAGATGTTAGACACCATTTGTAAAAACAACAGGATAAGTATTAAAACCAGTAATAGTGTTGGGAAATGCCCGTGTAGCAAGGGTTTCAGCCTTTTGGGCGATGGAACAATAGTTAAAAATTATGACTTAATCGACAAAGAGTTTAATATTTTAAGTTACAACCCAGACACTGATACCCAATATTCCGAAACAGCTCGTGCTATAGATAATGGCGAAAAAGAGTGTTACGAAATCAAGTTGCAATCAGGCAAGATTATAACCAGAACCCACAACCACCCACTTTATAAAGCCAGAATAGAGAAAAGTAATAGGGTATTACCTGATGGTAGAAGATTAACACTAGAACCTATTATTTACGATTGGACTGCTTGTGAGGATTTAGAAGTAGGTGACTATATCTTGGTTCCTAAAATCCACAGAGTAGAGCCTACAAAGTTTGATTTTACAGATGACGAAGCCAAACTATTAGGTTATATATTGGGTGATGGTGGAGCTACAACCTCTGTTGTTTTTACCCAAGAAGACAACAAACAGCTTAAAGAATTTATCCAGATTTGTGAAAACTTGGGTTCAGAAGTTAATAAAACTAGAGAGTATACTTATAGTGTTAGAGGCGATGGAACCAAAGGTGGCAACCCTGTTTTAGAACTTGTTAGACAATGGGGTTTAGCAGGTCATAAGTCAACCGAAAAGTTAATGCCAGAGTTTGTAGGACGTCTTCCTTTGCACCAAATTGCATTAATACTCAATAGGTTTTTTGCTTGCGACGGGTATGCTGTTACCCGAACAGTTAAAAGAGTACACGAAGGACACCCTGAATGGAAATCGGATTTTTTAGAACCAAAGATAGGTATTACCCTCGCTAATTACGATTTGATTCAACAAATTAGGTTATTACTCATGCGTTTTGGCATCGAAGCGTGGACTCGACATAAACCTTCTAAATGTGGTGGCAAGGTTTTCGATGCTTGGGAATTATCCATAGCTAAACGAGAAAGTATTATAGATTTTTGTGAACAAATAGGGATTTACGGTAAGGAAAAAGCTGTTAATAAGTGTTTAGAGTCAGCTAGGTTAAAATCCACTCGTAGAATCAAAAAGTATCAATACTTGAATTGCCCACCCGATTTTATGTGGGAGCGTATTCAAAGCATTAAAAATGTTGGATTACAACCCACTGTTTGTATCGAAGTAGATAATACTCATACTTATTTAACAGAAGTTTATGACCATAACTCGTTTATCGTTGGTGCTACAGCCTTTTGGTACTTTTTTACCAACGTGTCTAAACTCCCAGATAATGATACCATAATTATTATAACTGCACCTGTCTTTTCACAGATTAGACGTTCTATTTTCGCTAATATCAAGGATTTTGCAGACAGGGCAGACAACTATGTTAAATCCCAATTCGGTGAAAATGCTTCGTTTTTATCCAAGAACTTTAGTGAATCAGCCAATGTAGCAGAGTATTGGTTCAACAAAAAGTCTTACATCATGGGTATTGCAACCGATAATTGTAACGCAATCTCAGGTATTCACGCAAAAAACCTTATGGTTGTATTTGATGAAGCTCAAGGTATACCAGAGTCAACATATTCGGGGTTTGAAGGTGTATTCCAAGGTGGTAAATGTAAATTTATACTCTTAGGTAATACAACCCTCCCAGACGGACCTTCGGGTAACTTCTATAATAGTTTTAGCCCAGATTCTCCTTTTACTAAAATATCCGTCTCTGCTTTTGAAACCCCGAATTTTGTTGAAACTGGGATTACACTCAAGGATATGTTAGCACCCGAGGGTGATTATAACCACTGGATTAAAAAGCTGGATAGATACTGTGGTACAGACTACTACGCTAGTAAAGCAAGGGGTGAAGCTGGTTTGTGGGAAGATGCAGTCCTAGACAAGCTTCCGTATACTATGATTAACCCTATTTCTGCCTACCAAACACTTGTAAAATGTGGTATGAACCCTGAATCCTATGAGTTTAAAACCCGTGTTTTAGCTGAGTTTCCAACAGCAGACAGTGCTAACGTTATTAGTAGCAAAGACTTGGAAACCAGCATGAACAATTATAATAACCCTAGTTTTCACGTATCGGGTATAAGAAGTATGGGATTAGACATCTCGGGTGGTACAGGTCGAGACTTCTACTCTATTTGTATACGAGATGGGAACAAAGTTATATACCTCGAAAGGATTAACAATGTGTCTGCACCTGAGTTTGAAGAATTAGTTGTAAAGCTATACCGTGAATACCATTGTGATTACTGTAATATTGAACGAGATGGTGTTGGTAAACCAGTTTATGACCACCTTGCTATGGTATACGATATGGTTGTAAATCCTATTCAGTCAGGGGGTGGGGCAGGTCTACCAAAAGAAGAGTTATTATCCTATGAGGATGAAGAAAACGATAAAGTATTAAAACAAACATATAACCGTAAGAGGGATGAACTCTGGTTTAATATGCGTAATTTACTCAATAAGTATACGACTAAATACCCTGTTTTACTACCTAATAGTGATAAACTCAAGAAACACCTATTGTGTGCTACTTGGAAGAAAAACAACACGGGTAAAATCCAAGTTTTAGACAAAGACAGTATGAGACTCAAGATTAAAGAATCACCAGATTTAGCCGATGCTGTTTTAATGGCTTTTGCACCAGTGGGTGAAATCGGTTATAGTGCCTGCCCAGATATACCTATTATTACGGTAAGCAACGGTAAATGGAACTAAAATTACCCAAAGTAGCACCCCTACTATAATAGCTATATAGATGCGTAATCGGAGAACTTTAATATAATATGCCAAGAGGTCGTAAAAACATAGCCAGTGAAAAAGAAATAGGCTCAACTGGTATATATTTAGCCAATGTTAACGGAAAAGTAAATTTAGACCCATCAGATTTATGGAAGGGTAACAAAAAAAAGAATTTTATCCTTGAGATTTCTAAAAACGACCCTTATGTAAGTGCATGGATTAACTCAAAGGAAGCCATCGCTTGTAAACCTGATTGGGATGTACTACCTAGCGATGCAACTAATGATAAATCCATTGAGTATGCCGAACTTATTAAGGGTATGTTGTTAAAAGATATGAGTATATCCTTTAATGACTTCCTAATCAACGCTTTTACGATGTCTGAATACGGGTTCTCTTTAGCTGAAATAGTTTGGAAAAAGCGTTTGGGTAAAAACAAAAACCCTAATAAATCCTCCCTGTTTAACGATGGATTATTTGGTATCGCTAAACTTTCACCTAGATATCAAAGCTCTATTGTAGAGTGGGATATAAACGACCAAGGTGAAATCAAAAGTGTTAAACAAGCCACTAATACAGCCGATATAGATATACCTTATGAGAAGTTATTACACTTCAAGATGAAATCATATAATGAAAACCCTGAGGGTGAATCTGTATTACGTGGGTGTTTTATGCCTTATTGGTATAAAAAGAATATCCAACGAATACAATCCGAGGCTTTCGAACGTGGTTTTGGTGGGTTTATAGATATTGCGTGCCCATCTAAATACTTGGTTAAAGACCCAATCACTAATACCCCAAGTGAACTAGCTAAAAACTTAGAAGCCTTTATTAAAAACGTAAAACAGGGTAAACAGGCAGGGATATTACGACCAGCATTAAAAGACTTTGCGATTACACTTAATGAAGGTAAAGCTGGCACAGGTTTGAACCCTGATACCATGATAGACAGATACAATACAGAGATTGTGTTAGTCTTATTGGCTGACTCTTTCTTGGGTAAATCCAAGGTATACCAAGCAAGTGAAGGTGGTTCTACTAAAACTAACATCTTTAAATCCTTCCTTGGGTTGTTATTTGAAGAGGTTAAAGAGCAGATTAATACTAAGTTAATACCACAAATCTTTGAGGTAAACAACTTAGATTTTAATTATATGCCGTACCTTGAGTATGGAAACCTAGACGATTTAGACCTAACGGCTGTAAGCTGGTTTATACAGTCTGTTGGTAAAAGTTGTGGTCCACTTCTTACTAATACCTATGAGCTTAATAATTATTTACAACGTAAATTCTTGGGTAAACTATCACCTATTCCATCTATTGAGGAATACGAAAAGGCTCAGGCTAGAGGTGAAATCAATAGTATTAACAACTTGAACTACCCAGCTATGCAAGAACCAGATTATTTAAACCTAGACGGTAAGAAAGGTAATACCATGGGTGAGTTAACTGAACCTGAGTCACCTGATGCAAGCAGTAAACCTAAGGGTAATTACGGTGGAGTTGTAAGATAATGGAAGAAAAAAACTTTGTAAAAGGCATCGTGTATGAGACTACATTGTGGAAAGAAGAGTCTACAGGTAAGTATTTCACCAAATGTTTAAAATGTGGAAACATAGAATACATTGATGAAGACCATTACAAGTGTTCTAAGTGTGGTGAAGACTTTGGTGATTACCATAGAGAGTTAATCACAGCTGATGCCGTTGAAGAGCTTGCATGGTCTTACCTAAGTAATATAAGTAGTAAAACAAAAGAGGTTAATAAGTTAAGTAGTATGGTACTTGACTTTATGAAGGGTCAAGATGTACCTGTCGATGATATACTATCTAAGATTTCTAAATTATCTAAATACCACGTAGGTTATACCCACATGTATTTTAATGAGGATTTAGGCGACCCTGTTGAGTCAGAAGTTGAACGCAAAACTATTACCTTTAATGGTGTAGAATATCCAGATAATACTTGGAAAATAGGTTTTATCGTTTGTTATGAACTCTTTGAACAAATCAAAAACGGTGAAATCAATAGTTTTAGCTTTGGTGGATTAGGCTTAATACAGGAGCTTTTTGAGGTTGAAGAATAGCCCCTGATTTTACTTGGTTTTGGCTATTACTATAATAAGGGTATAACGTCAAAACAAGTAAACGGAAAGCAGTGGTAATAATGAAAAAAAAGTTTAAAGTTATTAATGCTATAGCAAATGAGGTATCACTTTGTAGTAAAGACAATTCTGGTGCCAACAAAAAGACTTCTTTTGAAATTGTTAAAAACGAGAATGCAAAACAGTTTGATAATACCGACTTCCAAGAGTTTATCAAATATGGTTTAGATTGTTGCTACCCTTGTGGAAAACCCGTGGGTATCAATGATAATGTTATTCCTAGTGTAACATTCTTGGATTATATCGCATATCATGCAGAAGACGAGATTAACAATGCTTTATACTGTTTGTTAACTGATGCGTTGAGAAGTGCATTGTGTGATATTAAATACATGGATATATCTAAAGAGTCTAAAATTTTGTTATACCAAGACTTATTTAAAGAATTTGTAAGACAATATGAAAATTCTCCTATTACTAAAAGTGTAAACGGAGAATTTGTGTTAAGTAATACTAAACAAGCACTTCCTAGTAAAAGTGTGGTTAATCCCCAAACAGTAGAAGAAATAGGAGACGATATGGAAGAAAAACAAGTGGGCATTATTAAAAGTGTCGTAGAAAGTCTTAAATCTCTAATTTCTCCAACTCAAAAATCTAAAGAACCAGCTGTAGAACCAGAGGTACAAGCTGAGGGTGAAGAAGCTAAGGTTGAAGAACCAGCAGTTGAGGCACCTAAGGAAGAATCTAAAGCTGAAGAACCTAAGGCTGAAGAATCTGAAGAAGAAAAACCTGAAGTTGAAGAACCTAAAGATGAAGACCCAGCCAAAGAACCTAAAGCTGAAGAAGAAATGATTGAAAAAGCTGAAGAACCAAAAGTTGAAGCTGAGGAAGCACCAGAAGCTAAACCAGAAGGTGAAGAAGGTGCAGGTGCAGGTGAAGCAATAGAACCTGCTATTGAGGATGAGCCTAAACAAATTGAAAAGGCTTCTATTGTTAAACAAGAGCTAGAACAAGCTCAAGCTAAAATCGCTGAGTTAGAAAAAGCTCAACGAGAAAGCCTTGAAGTAATAGAAAAAGCTAAGTTTGTAGAACAAGCTAAAGCTGACTTTTCTATGCTTGTTGGTACACCAGAAGAGATTGGAGAAAAGTTATACTCTATCTCTAAATCTAATTTACCAGCAGATGTTCAAGACTTTATTTTAGAAAACCTAAAAAATATATCTAAAAGCAATGCTGAATTAACCAAAGAGGTTGGTACAGGGTCGACTGATATAGAACTTTCTAACGAAGAGCTAGAAGTAAGAGATATTTACAAAAAGGCTGAAGCCATTGCTAAAGCTAAAAATATTTCTATCAATAAGGCACTTAGAGAAGTTTAAACCAAAGATAATAATAGGAGATTATAAATATGTACAATAAAACAACAACATTTATCGCTAAAGAAGACCTATCTGGTTTAATGGGATATGGTGTTAAAATGATTGCTGAAATGGCTGGTGGTTTACCTAAAGTACAAAAAGCAGGTAAAGACGAAGACATTGACGGAGTTATTGTAGAACCTGCTAAAGCTGGTGAACCTGTAACTGTTATGTTAAAAGGTGATTTCGCATTAGTTAAACTAGCTGGTGCTGTTACCGTTAACGATGAACTTTCAATCGATGATGGTGCTTTTGTTAAGAAAGATGCAGGTGTTGCAGTTGCTAAAGCATACCAAACTGGTGTAGCTGGTGATTACATCAAGGCTTTCTTGAAATAGTTAACCCACAGATAACAAGCAGTATTTTAATAAATAGGAGATAACATAATGGCTACAAACGAAAAAGCTACATTTAACAGACTCTTAACTGATAAAGCAGAAGGTTTATTTGAAGATAATAACGACTTTTTTGCGTTAAAAGCTTTCCCAGTTGCTACAGTTACTAAGAGACTAGGTGAATACCCTGTATTCAAAATCGAAGATTTATACAGAAACACTTTACAAAAACGTGCACCTCAAGCTAACTACGCTAAAACTAACACTGATATTGAAATGAAACAATATACAGCTCAAGAATATGGTGTAGAAGAGTTCATCGCAGATGAAACTAAAGCTGAAATGGGTGAAGGCTACGAACAATCAATCGCAGACAAGTTAATGCAAGAAGGTTACAGAAACTATGACCAAGTTGTTGCTGAAATCGCTTTTGCTGACGATGCTTGGGCTAACACTATGTCAGGTGTAGCTAACGGTGCTAACGGAACTACTACTTTCACTAAGTTTACTGATGCTACAGCTAACGTTCCAGCTTTATTCAAAGCTCTAAAACGCAAAGTAAAACTTGCTTGTGGTAGAATGCCTGACACAGCTTTAATGTCAGTAGACGTATACGATGCGTTAATGGAAAACGGTTTTATCCGTGATATGATTGCATCAACTAGAGACCAAATCATCGACCAAACTTTCTTAGCTAGAGTTCTTGGTTTGAAAAACATCTTTGTTACCGAAACAATCGTTAACACAGCTAACTACGGTAAAAAAGAAATGGCTAACATCTCTAGTGGTAAACTTCTTCTTTACTGGAATGGTGATAACGCTAGAAACTCTATTACTGCACCTTGTGCTATGAAAATCGTTAGAGTTAACTATGGTGATATCAACAGTGCTTCAGGCTTAGGTGTTTACACAAGACGTGAAGAAGCTATTGATTGTGACGTATTAAGAGTAAAACAAAGATTTGCTCCTATTATCCAATATAAAGAAGCAGGTATTTTGTTAAAAGAGTGCGTTTAATCCAATAGAGATATAGTACACAAGTTTTGAGGGAGGGGATTTATCCCTCCCTCATTTAATATAAACAAGAAAGTGAGAAACTATGATTAATACAGATATAGTAGGATATCCAGTTAAAGTCAACAGAGAGTTTGTATACTGTGGCTTACATAAAGCAGGTGAAATCATTAAGTATAACTTCTGTCCAGCCCACCGAAGATTACTAGAAAGTGGTGCTATCTCTGAGTTCGACCCTGAGATGTACGAATACAAATATATCAACCGTGAAACTTATACTATCCACGGTAAAAAATACGAGTTTGGTGAAGACGTAGATGTGTCAAACCTATCTGATAGAGAACTAGAAGTGTTTATCAAACAACGTATTATAAGCAAAGATTTAAAAGATGAGTTCAAACCAGAGGAACTAAAAGAGGTAAAACCAGACGTACACTATGTTTCTGACCCAAAGGAAGTACCTATTGATACCTCAGAAATAGAAGCTCAAATCATGGGTATGACATTCAAAGATGTATGCACAACCTATAGCCTAGATGTAGACAAGTTTTGTGAAAAACTAGGTGTTAGAAAAGTAGGATTACACCTTAGAAAAGTAACTGAAGCTAATATCCAAGACATTTTAAAAGCATTATAATAAACAGGAGATAAAGCCCAATGGTATTTACTTATGACCCAACCCGTTTAGATATCCCGACTAACCAAGTGAGATTACGACTTGGGGCTGATGGTATGGACCCTACCATATTTCAAGACGAAGAGTTAAAATACTTCTTAGAAATCTCTAGGGGTAGTATTAATTGGGCTTTATATTACTGTTATATGACCTTAGCTACACGCTATAGTCAATCTATGGGTGATACCCTTAAGATTGGCGATGTTACAATCTCCGAAAATAGTAATAAGTCTAAGTATTACCTTAATCTGGCTAATCAACTAAAATCAGATTTACTAGACGGTAATTTACCTGACGATGTTGAGTCAACTTATGTTTATGTTGGTGGTGTATACGCAGGCGACACAGCTACAACAGATGTGTTACAATCCGAAGGGGCTTATACCCAATCGTTTACTAACCAACTCAAGTATAACACTCAGAAAACCTATCGTAAATACCCTGAGAGATATACTCAAAACCTTGACTATAACGCTGAGGACGACATAGACGACTTAGATGATGATAGCTATAACGAGTAATACCCTATGAATAATAACAACAATATAACCTTCGATATGCAGGTTAAGTTTGAAAACAAAGAGTATAAAGAGTTTTTAAAAAGGCTTATGGGTTTATCTAAAAGCTTTGCTACCATAGGTATTCACCGTACAGAGGGTCAAAAACCTGTTTTAAGACGATATTATGATAGAAAAGGTCATGTACACCGAGCAGGTGTAAGCTCTCAGTTTAATATTGCTAAACTTGCTTGGCAAAATGAGTATGGTGCAACTATTGATATTCGTACCAAGTTTTTAATTAACAACAATACTGGTAAAATAAGACGTAAAAAGAAGCAGGGTTTACTCTTGATTAACAAACGTGGTGAATTTGTAACTTATTTTCCTGCTGGTTCATCTATAAATATACCTGCACGTAGATTTATGCGTAATACCATAGTTAGACCTGACCAAGCCCACATGAATAAGATTTTATTCTACATGAAAGAGTATTTACTTTGGTCGAATAATACCCTAAAGGGTGCATGGGATAGCATGGGTAGAGAAGTTGGGTTCAATATAGTTAAAAACATCTATAGTGCGAAACCACCTAACCACAGTATCACAGTTAAAATGAAAGGTTATAACCAGCCATTAAGAGATGAGGATAACCGTTTGGCTAAAAACATTAGAGTTAAATCTTATATTAATAACAAAACTGGTACAGCAGGCGAAAAGCTTGATATAGCTACAGCTAATATAGCTGAAAAGATTTACAAAAACAACATTTTATACATTTTTGATTAAATCCACTGTTTGTAAAACTTTTGGGGATAATCACTATAATAGTGTTATGGAAGGGTAGATATATTATGTACAACGGCGAACACTACGCTAACAGAATTAAAACCACAATAGATACCATAGGTGAAACCGTAACTATTACGTATAAAAAACGTAAAGGTTATGACCCTATAAATGGTGAAACCTATCAGGATTTTACTATTAGTGACTTTAAAATATTAATACGTAAAACTGATAAAACCGATTACGAGAAACTACCCGAGGGTTTAAGAGATAAAGACATACGCAAAGTGTTCTTTTATCAGGATTTACCCTTACAGGATATAACTATTACAAGACCTTACAACAATAAGGAATACAAAATAGTAGTTCCACCAGTTGAAAACTTGTTCAACGGTGTAAATATATACAACGTGGCTTTTATAGCCCTTAAAGATGTACAGGTGTAGATGTTAAGACAAGACAGTATAGCAGAAGTTAAAAGCTCAATCCTTATGGGGATTAGGAACGAGCTAATACAAGCCTATCCAGTTGAATTTGGGGATTATGAAGACTGCAATGGTACATGCTCTAAGGTATTCTGGGAGGACACTATATCTTTCCAACCGAGATACCCATACTGTATACTTAGCACCGACCAAGACGACCTTGGTGGGTATGACGACCTATCTTATGTTAAAAAAGATGGTGAAATCTACAAAAAGTATATCAAACACTGTTCTATCGTAGTACAAATAGAAATCGCAAATATGGCTAATATCAAAGAAGGTATAACTCAACTTGAAGCCGATGTTTTTGCACACAAAGTAGCTAGACAACTAAGGTCCTATTTTAACTGTGAAGATAAACTTGAATGGTTTGCAGGCAACGAGTATTACCCTAATCAAATTAGCTCACAAGTAGAAGGCAGGATAACAGCTATCCCAGATTGGAGTGACACTGATACAAAATTCAGGTATACCTTCGATGTAGAATTTGGGTGGGATGATATCTCTTATGTACATGTCGATAAAGGCAAAGGTTTTCTACTCAAGATTAATAAAGATGAAGTGATACAATATTTTAAAATAGGAGATAAAACATAATGGCATACCAAGAAGACATTATTGTAATAAAAACCGAAGAACGTATCACTACTAGCATATTAGACTATATGCTTAATATCCTAATGATAACTGAGATTAACCCTGATGATTTACAAGCAGGTAAAAGTTTCAGCCCAAATGGGTATGAAGAATTTGGGTCTATAGATGCTGTAGGTGCTAAGTTCAAAGTTACCTCTACTATTTATAAAAAGGCTAATAACCTGTTTGCTCAGAAATACAACAATGGTGTTAACCAATCTAACATGAAGAAGTTAGTAATTGTGCAAAAAACTGAAAATGACAAGAGTTATTTAGAATGTTTAAATCGTATTGGGTATAAGAACTGTTATTACACTTTGGTTAACTCTAATGCTGATGCTGATGCCCTATCCGTTAACGATTGGGTAGGTACCAGAAGAAAAATCCAACTATATGATGCAGGTGACGATGATATCAAAGATGGTTCTAGCTCAAGTGATATAGCATCTGTTTTAAAAGCTAAAAATGCTGGTAGAACTGGCGTATTTTATCACAAGATAGAAACAGAAGCTCTTGCAGGTTCAATCATGGCTATCCTAGCTAGTACACCTGTTGGTACTAAATCAGCTTCTTATAAAACACCTTCTGGTATTACAGTTGACACCTTGACTGATACCGAAGAAGAAGCACTAAGAGCTAAAAACACAAACTTCTTTACCTATTATATAGCATCATCTGGTGATTATGGTACTAGACAGCTTACATCTGACAACGGCGTTATGGCAAACGGTGATGATATCCAAAAGGTTATCTGTGTGGATAGAACCGTGTTGCAATTACAAGCAGGTTTGATGGACGCTATAGTTCAGGATTTACCTTATGATGATAACGGTGGTACGGTAATATACGATGCTGTTAACTCTGTATTCGCACAGTTAAAACGTGAAGGGGTAATAGCTGAGGATTCTATCGACCCTGAAACAAACGAAGTAATCAAAGGCTATACAATCAATGTATTAACAAGAGCTGAAACTAAGAGATATTACCCTGAGTATTTCGCTCAAAAATCATGGATTGTTGACACTACTGTTGAATACGCATTAACAGGTAAACGAGTTCAGTTGGTACTAGCATACTAATAAAAAGGAGTGACACAGATGGCAGGAAATAACGATACAGCCAAGGTTTTTATCTCATTTGCTGGTAAATCAATTACTGGTTTAGCAGATAGACCTAAATTAGCAGAAAGACCATCAAGGGTTTCTACTACATTTGGTTGCCAAGGGTACTCAGAATCACAACAAGAGTATGAAGGCGATAGAAGTGTTACCCTATCAGTATTTAGAACTGGTGATGGTTATAAATATTTGGAACAATGTTTTGAAAATCGTACCCGTGGTGGTTTAGTTATCAGAGATACTAACCCTGATATCGCTGAAACCTATAAGATTGATATCGCACAGGTTAAATCTATCCCTGAAATTACATTTGGTTCTAATGATGCAGTTGATATCATAATCGAATGTTGTACAGAGGTAGAAACTCAAAGATAGAAGCTCACATCTTTCTATTTTATAAATTTGGTACCGAAATCAATTTCGGTACCAAAATAGCACAGGGGTATATCGCCCCTGTGTTTTACTTTGGGGTAAAACCCCGTGCACTATAATAGTAGTATAAATTTAGAAAGGTTGTGACACATGAAAACTTTAGAAACAAGAAATGTAAAAATAGGTAAAGATATCTATAAGTTAACAGCAGTTGAAGCTGGCATATCTGGTCCTATCTCTATTGATTTACTCAGTGATATTATGCCATTGTTAACCTCTGCATTTGATGGAAACTTTGAGTTGTTAAACAAAGAGATTAGAACTTCTATTAACTCTGAAAAGCTTATGGATATGTTAACCAAGCTTATAAACGTGGATTTACTTGAGAAAAACAACGAACTTGTTACAGACTGGAAGGTTGAATTTTCACGTAAACCAATGACATTGTTTAAACTTGGGATTGAAGCTCTAAAGTTTAACTGTGAAGATTTTTTCGATTTTACCTCTGGATGGCTGACCGAGATGCTAAATGGAATCAACTTGAAAGAGGTAACAGAGAGCTTGCAGAACTACGGGATAGAACTTCCCCCTCACATTTTAGCACTTTTTCCGAGTTCAACTCAAGAGAAGATAAATCAACCAGTGGACTCAACTTCTTCAACAGCAGAAAGCGTACACTCGGTGAAGAAACCATTGGAAGTTTAATCAGAAACTTGGCTAGAGAGCTTAAGCTGTCACCCCAAGAAGTTTCAACTTGGTCTTTATCAGATGTTATATATATGTACACTGATTTAATCTCAAAGATGGACGTAGAGATGTATTCTATGTATGAGTCCAACCAAAAGATAAAACAAGATTGTAATACACGCAAGTTATAATACTAGGATTATAAATGGCAAACGGCATAGTAGGCACATTATTAATATTACTTAAAACCCAAGCTGATGTATCGGGTTTAAAACGTGTAGATAGTCAACTCAAAAAAAGTAAAAAACGTATTGATAACTTTAAGCGTGGGCTCAAAGGTTTATCCCTTGCAGGTTTATTCTTTGGTGGTCAAAGGGCTTTACGTGATTATTTCGAGTTTGAGAAAAACCTAGGTGCTATCCACAGTAGACTTTTTGCTATTACTGGCGATGCTGATAAAGCTAATAAACACTTTGAAGATATACGTCAGATGAGTAAAGACCTCGGTTTAGACTTGACTTCTACAGCCGATGCGTTTTCAATCTTCTTTGCAGGTACAGCCAAGACTTTAGGCGAAGAGGGTGCACAATCAATGTTTGAGTCATGGTCTAAAGTAGGTCGTGTATTACACTTTACACCGTACCAAATGGAGCGTGTTACCTATGCATTAAGAGAAATGTCTTCTAAAGGTGCGATTTACTCTCAGGATTTAAAAATGCAATTAGGTACCCACGTGCCAGATGCTGTAGGTATAGCCCAAGAAGCTATTAAAAACCTTAATATTAACGGGGTTAAGGATTTAGAAACCTTCCAGAAAAAATCCAAAGGTAATCTACAAATGATTGGTGAGTTCATGAAAGAATTTACCAAAGTAGCTGAACAACGATATGGTTCACCCGAAGCTCTTAAAAAAGCAATGGAACAACCCGATGCTTTAATGCAAACCATTAAAAACCAAGTTCAAGATATGGGTATTGTATTTAGTCAAGAGGGTGGTCATGAAGCCACTGTTACAATTCTTAAAAGTATACTTGAAGGATTAAAACGAATTGACTTAAACCATTTGGCTAAAAATCTAGCACTGTTAACCAAAGTAATATCCAAAGTATTTAGCTTTTTTGCTACTCATTTGCCTTTACTTATATCTAGTATTAGAGCTTTAATTATAGCATTAGTTGTAGGTACTGTAACTAGCAAGTTAACAAGATTGGGTAAATTAGGTGCAATGGCTGGTCCTAGAGTTCCGTTGACCCCAATGGCATATATCCAAAAGGGTATACCTATTTATATAGCTTTATTAAGAAAAAATGTTATAGTACCTTTGTTTAAAAACTTACTTAAACTTTTTGGTGGTTGGCAGGGTATATTATTCGGTATTATCATGTCGGCTTTACTTAGGTTTGGTCCTACTATTTGGAACGCTATGACAGAAGGTATATCTAAATGGTATGGCACAACATTTAAAGCTAAAACCCCTGAACAGTTACAAAATATACTTAGTGATACTCAGAAGATGGTTGATGCTCATAAAGAGCTAGGTGTTCAAGAGTTGAGACCTATTTTGGCTAAACAAAAATATTATACTGCTGACGGTACACGCTATGTTCGAGACATTAATGATAATAAACAAGTATTTTTCCGTATAGACGGTGTACCTGTCAGTGAGCAACAGCCTATAGTAGAAAACGTAACTCGTTTAACGCAAGAAGCATTTAAGCGAGATAAACAAAATGTGCTTAATACAATAGGTGGAATAGGTAAATAGGTTAACTAATGGCAGATAATCAAGATAACACAGTTTTACAAGCAGGCGCATCCAAGGGTGAATTATCGCCAGATAATTTAGCACCTAATAATTATTTAACTATTATGTGGAAGGGTTTGGGTGATACAAAATCTCGTGTTACTACCCTCAAAATAGACTTAAATAAATACGAAAGCATGAACGGCTTTTTAGAGGCTAATGTAAACACAGCTAAAACCTCTGGGTTATACAAAATTATTAACAATAAATATTTAAACCTAGGTAGTGTAGCTAAGTATTTTGCACAAAGTGCGTTTGATTCATACGGTGCTAGACAAGCTGTTACTGGTTTAATTAATATCTTAGAAGACGGTAAAATCCAAGAGGATAATGTACTTAATGCTTTCTTGTATTACTCAGGAGATTTACTTAAGGGTGTAGCTAAAGATTTTGGAATCAATGATATAAACCCACTTATTCAGCAATTAGCAGGTCAAAGTGTACTGTCTAGTTTTAGCCCATTTAAGTTTTTAGAAAGCTTTTGTCGTGAAACTAAGGATTGGACCGACAAGGCTGAAACCTCACTTAACCAACAAGGTAAACAATTAGCATATTTTGGCGATTCAATTACCAGCAATTATGATGGCTTACTTTTAGGTATAACTGAAAGCGATACCCATAGTATAGAAGTTGAAATACCTAGAAAGAGAACCGAATCAGGGTACAACTATACATCTCACGTAATAGTAAATCCATTTAAAAAAGATTTAAAACTTAGATTAACTAATAAAGCTATTAACTATAATTTAAACAATTCAGATATGACCTATTTGAGTGCTATCGAAGAGGTTAAAAACATTGAAGAGGTTAGAACCACTATTGAGAATATAGTGGAGAGTAAAACTCGATTCGATATATATTTAAAACTATCTGATAGACAGTATAAGTGCTATACCGACCTAATGTTTTCTAGTTTAGCTTTTGATAAAACAAGTAGTACGGGTTTATCTTATGATTTTAACTGTACTATAGAACCAGTATATGAGTATATACCTAAAACCTATGTATTTACACCACCAGCTAGTAGCACTAAAGTTAAAGGTAATGGTAGTACATCAAGTAATAAAAGTAGAACATCTGGGGGTAAATCTAATTCGGTAAGTAAACCTATTAAAAAACCTACCTCTAGTAATCCTTTTAGTAAGCTTAGCGATGAGACTATATATCAAACATGTGTAAAGACAGGAATAGACCCTAGTAAAGCTGGTTTAAGCTCAAGGGGTATGCAAGAAAATTATTTAAAACGGATTAATAATATGGCTATGAAGGATAAAAACTTCGATAAGTACGTAACAACTGGTCGAGCTACTGGTTTAGAATCTCTACAATATAAACTCAAAGTTTACGATACGGTACGAAATACAAAGCGTGACTATGGTAAAGCCACATCTAAATCCAAATCACCTAAACGAAAATAAACCATGAATATACAAACATTTGTTTTTACAATCCCAGATTTATACCAACAAAACTACATTATACAACCCTATAGTGTAGAAGACAATCTATTTATATTTGTTTATAGAACAACATATAGAGACCCAGATTTAATTCTAGTGGATATATACCGAGATGAATTAAACTCGGCTAATAAAATCTATTCAGGATTAAAACTCACTGAAAACGCAATGTTGTGTTTACCTAATTATGAACTAGATTTTCCATACGGTGTACGCTGTATTAATACCTATGAGTTAGACACAGTTTTAACACCACAAACAGTATCAAGCCAATTTTTGATAGAATTTGAAAATGTATTAACCTCAGATTATAGCTGGGATAATGAATAGAAAGATATAATCTATGAGCGAATCATCTACTAATAACGTTGTTTTTGAGAATAAGATAAAGGTTAGAATCAATGGTGCTAACCTAGAGTTTACTAATGCACCTGTAAACTTTAACATAAAGCGTACCAATGAAAAAGAACCCAATACTTGCTCACTCACCATTTATAATCTAAACGATACCGATGTCTCAAGATTATATGATGGTATATATAGTGTTGAAATATACACTAATCAATATGACCTTAGAACCCCAGATGGTGAACTTATTTGGGAAAACGTATTCACGGGTATGTTACGAGAGGTGTTAAAGCCACGCAAACCTAGAAAACCAACCAAGCGTAAATCTAAGAAACCACCTAAAGCACCTGTAGCCAGATATTATGCCCCAAGTATACAATATAGTGGTGATGAACCCGATACCTATGTAACACTAGAGTTACAAGAAGGCAACGGGATAGAAACCTCATTTTTTATCAGCAGGTCTTACAAAAGTGGTCAAAAAGCCTTTGATATAATCCGAGACTTAGCACGCAATATGGATATGCCTGTTTTGTTTATCGGTGGATTAAAAGACAAAGAGATGAACTTTAATATCCCTATGTATAACATTGGATTAAACTGTTTACATAAAATGGCAAGGTATTTAGATGCCAAGGTTACAATCGTAAACGGCAATATTTACTTTGCACCTAATAGCTCAAGTGGTACTAGAATTGTTCATAAATACGATGAGGATAATATCCCAACTCCTGAATTTAAAGAGGATAAAAAAATAGAAATCCACACTATTTTTACCCCTGAGATAGTACCTAATGAGTATGTTTATATCACCAATAAGATATTACGCATGGACGATGGATACAGAGTTTTAGAGGTAGAACACAACTTCTCTAACCACGACGAAGACTGCGAAACTATTTTAACTGTAAAGGATATATAACATGGCTAATCCCAAAACTTTATATAAACGTTTAATGGAAGCATCAACCGTTAGTGAACTTCAAGAGATAAAAGACTTTATGTTATTATCCAAACTTAGATGTCACCTGCCTTGTAAAGTCGTTTCAGTTGACTATGGGGCTGGTACCGTAAGTGTTGAAATCCAAGGTAAACAAGATATGGGATATGGAGCTTATGAGGCTTTTCCTGTGTTGTCTGATATACCCATTCTTGAACCCCACCGTACAAGCAGGGCTTATATCCTTACACCTATAAAAAGTGGCGACACAGGCATGTTAGAATTTCTTGATTTTAACTGTTCTAATTTTAACGCAGATGGTAATACAGAACCCACTGAAGACCCTGAGTTTCACAGTATTAACTCAAGTGTGTTTATAAACGGATATATACCACAAAGTAATGTAACTCAAATATATACAGCAGACCCTAAGCTTAACAATGTATCAGCTAACAAAGGTATGATTGTTGCAGGTAATATAGATTTGTATAATCGCCCCGTAGTTAAAACCGAGGGTGGAGCTATAGAAACAGTTAAATCTATGAGTTTTTCACCCGAAGAAGGTAAATACAAGAGTAAAGAAGTTTTAATCCCAACGATTTCACCAGATGGTAAAGAGATGTCAGAAAGTGAAGCCGTTGAGTATTACTATAAAACAGGTCAACACTTAGGTGTGTTTGAAAACCCCGAAAGTGCTACCACTTATGCTATTGCCTTGCATAATGACCAAGACAGGTATTACAACTCTATAGGTTGTCCTATAACCATAGGCTTAAACAATCAGACTTTTACACTATCTGTAAACGAAGCAGGTCAACTCGAGATTAAAGCCAGTGATATAAACATAAAAGGTGATAATGTGAATATATCGGGTCTAGAGGTTAACCTTGACTCGCCCACCGTTAATGTAACCAAGACTTTGAATGTGGGCTATGGTGCCACAGGAGTTGTATCAGCCAATGGCAAAACCTTAACATTTGAAAATGGAGTATTAACCAATGTTGAATAACCAGACTTTATTTAGTGGCTTGGACTCATTTAATGATACCCTAGAGGATTTAGAAGCTCAAGTATACGATAAGTTTGAGTATTTATCTTCTTTGGATTTAACTAAGCAAAGTAAAGAAGTTATACAAGCCCAAGTTGATAAAATATGTATATCTATTAATAATAGTGTTAACCCTATTTTAGCTAGAAAACGTGAACAAGTTTTATAAAGTTTAAAACAAAAGTATGTAGCCTGCCAAGAGTTTATAGCCTTTATTAAACCCTTCATAGATATATTACGTATGGATTTTAACATTGATAGTGTAGTATCTTGGCTTAAAAACGTAGCTAACTTTTGGTTAAACTATTTCTTGGGTCCATACAACAGTGCTGTTAACTTTGTAGTTGAGTTAACTCCGAGACTAGCTCGTTTAACCACGAACATTACTAATCTAGCTACACTTCAACCTAGTATGCCTAATTTACCCGATGGTACAGATATCAGTTTTGATAAACTAAAGATAGACATTGAACCGTTTACCATTGACGATGTAATAGCCTAAAGCCTTGTCACCACTATAATAGTAATATGAAAGATTTAACCCTCGACTTTGAAAACAAAAAGGTTTTAAACACTTTTATTACCGATAGGGATTTAGTCCTTCAACAAGTTAAGGTCGTTGTACAGATATGGCAAAACGACTGGTATCTTGATTACTCAAACGGTATAGACTATCGTAGACGTTTCGGTAATAAACCCATGTTATTAGCCGATTTAGAAAACGCTATATTATCCGTTGACGGTATAACAAAAGTTAGTAATCTTGATTTAACCGAAAGTATAGTCGATGGGTTAACCGTTTATAATATAACTGGTAACTTAACCTTTGGTGATACCGTATACACGCTTAAAAACGGAGAAGTTACTATAATAGGGGTTTAACTTTAATGACACTTAAGATAGATGCCAACGGTGTACAAATCCAAACATTACAAGAGATATTAGACGAGAGACAGTCTAACCTTTTGAGTGTACTTGGTGAAGATTTTGAAATTGATAGAACTTCGCCAATCGGCAACATGGAACTCTCAGATGCTAACAATGAACAGTTAATCCATGAGGTAGTAGCCTATTTAGCTTCACAGTTAAGTTCTGAAACAGCAGAGGGTTACTTCTTAGATTGTATCTGTGAGTATAACAACATTTATAGATTCCCTTCTGCTAAATCCTTGTGCGATTTTAAAATCACTGGTACACCTAACACAAGTGTTACAGCAGAGGATTTAAGAATTAAAGATGAATCCACCAGTGCTTTCTGGATTTTAAACGAGGATATAACTATTGGTGATACAGGTGAGATTGAAGCCCAATTTATAAACAACGAATACGGACCGATAGGTAATAACTCAACTAATAAAATCACTATTATGACACCTTTGTCGGGTATTACATCGGTTTCAAGCCTAGATGATAACAATTTGATTATAGGACGATATGCTGAAACCGACAAAGAGTTACGCAACCGTAGAAGAGAAGCTATACAATCCACTGGTGCATACAGTTTGGATAATATCCGTTCTAGCATTTTTACCCTAGATGGTATCATCGACTGTAAATACCTTGAGAACTACAATGAGGTTGAAGAAGACGGATTACCACCTAAATCGTTTGAAATCATAGTTGATGGTGGAGACGAAGATGAAATCGTGGATATTATCTTTGAGAAAAAAACCTTAGGGGTAAAACCATTTGGTAGCTCAACATATACCCGTGAGGATAGCCAAGGTAATAAATACGAAATCGGTTATACTAAAGCTCAACACGTCAATACCAAGTTCACCATAAATATTACAACCTCTGGTGCACAAACTGATACTTGGACCGACTCACTTAAATCCAGCATTGTTGAAAAATTTGAAGAAACACAAAAGATAGGTGTACCTGTTAAGGCTTATGCCTATTACACAGTATTAACTGACATCGGTAATATAGACGATATTCAATCCGTTAAGATAGAAAACATTGACGATGAAACCCATACTAAGTATGACACCCTAGATATCAACACTCGTCAAATAGCTAAACTATCTAAAGATAATATAGATGTTATTTTTAACAATTAGGAGTTAACATAGTGTATCAAATCCTAGATTATAAAAAAAGAGCAATCAATATGTTAATACCCTATTTGTTAGAATTTCCACAAGTTATATCCATTGTTGAACAGGGTGCTGATAGATACCAAGAGATTGAAAAAGTTGTATGGGAACTAGCTACGAACCTAAGGTTAGACGACTCAAGGGGTGTATGGCTAGATGCTAAAACCAAGAATACAGCCACTAATATTATCTATACGGATATAGCCAAAGATGCGTTTACTTATGGTACAGACCAACCTGAACTACAAGGTTATGGTGCAGGTCACTATTATTCACAAGCTAACTATATCTCAGGTACTAACCTAACGATTTCAGAACAAAAGCAAATCCGTGGGATTAAATCCAAGATTATTAGAAACAACTTTGATGGAACCATAGAGTCGTTTATCAAAGCTATACAACTTTTGTTTAACGCAGACCAAGTTATAATCTCTGAGTCTTACCCTTTAGCCGTAAGTGTTATGATGAAGGGTAGTAGCATAGAAGTTAGTTCATCGGCTATGTATGAACAAATTAAGGCTTTATTAGCTGGAGGTGTAAAACTCAACAATATATTCCTTGATAATAATACCTTTAATGTGTTTAAATATGATGGTAAACAAGCTTTTGGTGATACTAGATATCCAGCACTTATTACCGATACCCTCGACCTTATAACTTTTAAGGGTAAATGTATCAAGTTTACCTCTGATAATAAAATGTATTGTAAAACCAACTCTTATCTTGATACAAACAAGCTATTTGTAGCCTGTGGTAGATTATACAAGGATATAGATACTTATTCTACCATTATGTCTAGCAACGATGGTACAAACTCTGTATCTATATTTATAGATAGTGAAAACAAGTTAAATATAACTGTAGATGGTGTAACAGATACTTATGGTACCCCTTTGGTAGTAGGTCAAGATTATACTATCGTGTATTATCAAAATCAAGTATGGTTAGCCAATGAGTGTAAATTAACTGGTGATTACGATAGCGATGTATCTTATATTAACAGCTTAATTAACTATTACGCACCTAATATAGACATAGATACACCTGCTATTGATATTAACTCAAGTATTTATATCAATGGATTAATAACCGATGAGGGTAAAATTGACGATTTAAGCTATGGTGATTTTATCTATTATAATATGGTTATAGGTGATATCATAGATAATAAAACCACTTTGTCTAAATATTATATTACAGGCTATGGTGAAACCAAGATATTGTTTAACGTGGTGGATAATAACGACCACCTTAAAATAAATATGGCTAAACGCTTAGATGAAAACTTATATGAACCTCAATCGTCTTTTAAATATGAGTTAACCCACCACGATAAAAGACAAATGATGTTAGAAGCAGGTGACAGCATAGTTTATAATACTGTGAGTGGTGATAACCAACATATAGAGTTATCATTTGACTTGTATATCTCATTTAGTAATCCTGATGAAGAACAACAGATTTTGAGATTATACAAGAGTGATAATACTACAGATTTACTCAAAGTGTTACTAGCTAACGACCACCTAAGTGTTGTATTAAACTGTGACGATACAGACGAAGAAGGTAACACCACTACCGTATCATCGGTAGCCACTTTACCTATAACTATAGAAGAATACCATAAGGTAAACATAAGTATTTCACCTGAAAACTTATTACTTTATATAGATAATACTCGAAATGAATTAACTTATAGTGTACCTATTCTTGAAAGCTTAGGTGATACGGTTACACTAGGTGATACCTATAATGGTATTATAAGTAATTTTAGTTTACAAACAGATTTATACCAATTAGAGCTACCTTTTGAGACAACTATAAACCATGGGGTTTACCCTCATACTAATAACGGTGGGGCTAAGTTTATAACTGTACCATCTAGTATTAGTGACACAGCCAAGATAATAATAAATTAGGAGATATTAACAAATGGCATACCCTAGTAATAAACCATCTGGAATATACGATTTAAGAGAATATGACTTCGGTTTAGACGACCCTAAGTTAATACCTCTTGATGAGTACAACTTTAAAAAAGGTTTTAGAAACAAGGATGAATCCTTAACTGATTCAGTACCCGATGCACACCAAGCCAACTGGTTATACAATTATTTTAACCAACATATTAACTATGCTGAAAAAACAGCAGATGAAAACAAGTTGTTGTTAGAAACCAAAATAGCTACACCTACAACCATTGGTCAAATCAAGGTAGGCTACGGTTTAGATATTACCAACAGTGGTGTACTATCTGTATCAAAAGGGGTAGCAGAAGATGCTCGTATTATCTCTTATGATTTACCAGTAGGTAGTATGATGTTGTGGAGTGGTACACGTCCACCTGAATACTTTATTGAACCAACAGGTCAAACCTTATCTCGTGAAACCTATGCAGACTTATACCAATACGCTGTTGATAACGAGTTAATCGGTGATAGTAAACTATTTGGTACAGGCGATGGTTCAACCACATTCACTATAGCTGATTTGAGAGACCAGTTTGTTAAAATCGCATCTAGCACAGATAATGTGGGTAGAAAAGAAACAGAGGGTTTACCTAACATAACTGGTTGGTTAGGTTTTTACTCAGGGCTAAATCCAAGCCAAGCTAGTGGAGCTTTGCGTTCATCTTCTCACGGTGGTAATGCTGGTTCTGGTGCACCTGCTTCTGGTGACTTATCTTTTAACGCATCTTGGTCTAACGGTATTTATGGTCGTTCTTCTAGGGTAACACCGAGAAACATAGCACTTAAACTTATTTTAAAAGCTAAAGCTACACCACCTAATAAAACCGTTCCAGTTGGTAGTGTTATGGATTATACAGGAACACAAGCACCTGATGGGTTTATTATCGCAAATGGTGCAGAGCTTTCTCGTGATACTTTCTCAGATTTATACACTTGGGCTGTAACAAACAATTTGATTAAAGAACAAAGTGATATCCCTTCTACAGCTCACGCTTATTATGGTACAGGCAACGGCACAACCACATTTACAATCCCTGATTTAAGAGGTGTGTTTAGAAGAGGGGCAGATTTACAATCCGATAGAGGTGCAACCACAGTGGGTGCATATCAACCTGATGGTTTACCAAATATTACAGGCTCTATAGGATTTAAAGCTGAGACGGTAAATCCACAAGGGGCATTTTATACAGTTACTAATAATACATATCCTGAGTATTCGTCTGGTAATAATTATGGTGATATCGTAGGATTTAACGCTTCAAATAGTAACTCAATCTATGGTAAATCAAATTATGTAACACCTAAAAACGTTAACGTATTGCCAATCCTTAAATATTAATATTTCAAGATAGGTAGAATTGACACATTCTTAGGTTGTACATTGCTGGATTTACCGTAAACTGAGCTAGAACGTGAAGCTTGAAAATTTAAAATCCCTGTTCTACTACCATCAACTTTAACAGGGGTATGACCTGCACTAGATTCACCTTTGTAAAAACAGCCATTGGTCCAACCGTCTTCTGCGAAAGTTTGAGATATATTACCAGCTGAACCAGAGATTTCAGGCAAACCATCAGGTTGATATCGAGGTATCACACGCTAATGTTTACCTAATATTTTAGAATAGGTAACATACTAACATTCATAGGTTGTACGTGTGTAGAGTTACCATAGATTGAGTTATACCTAGAGGCATTAAAGCTATAAGCAAAACCGTATGGACCATTACCATCATAAGAGTTAACTCTGTATTGATTTGCAAATAGTTTACCATCCATATCGGTACCCATACCACCCCAGAATCTACCCTCTAGGTTTGGTAAACCATCAGGTTGATATCGGTCTAAATTAGCGATAAACCACTGTGAATTACACCTGCCCCTGTAATATAGTCGGTTTGTGAACATTATTTGTAGCACTATAATAGAGATATAACAAAGGATAAACTGTATGGTTGAAACATATAAACAAGTAGACATATATTTATACGACCCTATAAGTAAAGAGTTTTTATATAAAAGCACATCGGATAAAAACCCACTTAATCCTGATGAGCCTATAATCCCAGCTTATGCAACAACAGTAGCACCTCCAGAGTTAACCGAAGGGTATGCTATCGTATGGGCTGGCAACAAATGGAAAAAACTTGAAGACCACAGAGGTGAAACCTATTATAATACCACCACTGAGTCAAAAGAAGTTATAAACTTTTTGGGTAGTATCCCTGAAATATATGCCTCAACTGACTCGGTTAGAGCTAATAAACCTGATGGAGACTACTGGGAGTATGACTCAAATACAAACCAATGGGTAGCAAATGTTTTGGAATACAAAAAACATTTAATCACAGATTTAATACCTGACGAGTGGAACGCAAAGTTTGAAAAAGAGTTTGAGTTCAACGGGTTTTACTATCTCCCAAGTTGGAAAACATTGTATAACGAAATCTATACAATGCTAAGAGATGATATCCGTGAGAACTACCGTTTGCGTGATAACCATAGTCAGTATAACGTAGTTGATAAAAACAGTATGAAGTTAATCATATCTTGTATGTCCGATGTGGTAGACCAGATTTATTTAGATAAACAAGATTTATACGACTATTTATTAAAACAAAACGATTATAACAAATTAGTAAAAGCCTATGAAGCTTGGCTTAAAAAATAGGAGTACACCTTAATGGCTTTACCAGAAAAACCAACTGGAGATTACGCTTTAAGAAAATATATCTATGCTATTAACAGCAATGTAAACGTCATGACCGATGAAGAAATGAGACAAGGTAGAAACATGACGGGTGAAACTGAAACTTTACTATCTAGTATACCTAATGTTCACAAAGAGGATTATTTACTTAGATATTTATGTACTCAGGTTCAATACCTCAACGAAGTAATAGACTATATAGTTAAACAGCAAAACATTGAATAAGGGGTAGAACATGTTAGGTATAAAATATGGTGAAACCTGCCCTTTAAAATTTGCTTGTAAAGACAAACAAGGTAATCCTGTAGATTTAACTAATTGTAAAATCCTATTTGAGTTATACGATGAAGTAACAGACGAAGAACCAATCATCAGTAAAACCTTTGCAGATAAATCTGATGAGTTAAACAACATAGGTAGTATAAGTAATCCAACCAAAGGTAAATTCTTTGTAGTTTTTACAGATGAAGACTACGAAAAGTTATACAAAGGCAGAGTGTATTACCTTACAGTTTGGTTAATCAAAAATAGTTGTAAAAAGATTATATCCTCTAGTAACAACGACTTATGTCCGTTTACTATTTTCTACCCTTAAGTACAGTGGAGTGTATAAATGGCTGATGAAACCCTAAATAATAAAAACTGCGATTGTACAACAGATTGTGGTTGTGATAAAGATAGCGAGATTACCTTAGTGGTTGATACTGATTTTGGTACATATAACCACGACTCTCTATACAATAGAGATATACCAGAACAACACCCTATAAGTGCTATCACAGGGTTGACTGAAGCCCTCCAAGATTTAACAGATAACAAGGTTTCAAAAGAAGAGGGCAAAGAACTTATTGAGTCTACCCTTATTGATAAAATCCAAGATATCAACCTTGACGAATACATAGTTGACCCAAATTATGTACACACAGATAATAACTTTAGTAATACATACAAGGATAAACTCCAAGGTATAGAACCTAATGCCCAAGTTAATACAGTTAACTCAGTTAATGCTAAACAAGGTGATGTAATTATTACTAAAGACGACTTAGGTTTAGCCAATGTAGATAATACATCTGACATTGACAAACCTATTTCTCGTGCTACCCAAAATGCTTTAAATCAAAAAGCTAACACAAATGATTTAGCACAGGTTGCAACCACAGGTGAATATCAAGATTTAAGGGGTCTACCTGACTCGTTATCCGACTTTAATAACGATTTAGGATTCATTACACCTACAAGTAAGAACACCCTCTTAAATAAGACCCTAGATGCCTCAAATAACACAATTAAAAACATAGGGTATCAAAACTTGGATTCTAACCTTGTTTCAAACAATATCTCTGATACCCCAAGTACAGAAAAGCTTGTTACCGAAAAGGCTGTTAAAGATATTGTTGATACCAAGTTCGACAGTGTAGATATATCTAAAGTGGGTAAAACTGGTTTGTACAAAGACTTGATTAACAAGCCAGATTTAAGCATTTATGCTACCCAATATGATATAACCAATATACAAAATGATTTACAAACCAAAGCTAATACATCTGATTTAGCCCCTGTTGCTACGTCTAATAGATATAACGACTTAACAGGTAAACCTAGTATTCCAACCAAAATGTCTCAACTTGAGCAGGATATAGAAATTGTAGACCCTGCGTTGTTAGACAGTTTTGCTAAAAAAGATGATGTTAATATAGCCTTAAGAGATAAACAAAACAAGTTAATTGCAGGTACAAATGTAGATATTACAAGCGATAATGTTATAAATGTTGAAGTTCCACCTAATGTATTAGTTGACGATACAACTATAACCAAAGATGAACATGACATTATAACAGCTGTAGGTATAAGAACCAAGTCTGATACTATTAAGTATGACTGGGAAGGTACACTAGCTGAATGGGAGTTCGGTAGAAACGAAGGGTATATCCCTGATAACTGGTATTGTAATATCACAGATGATTATGAAACCTCTATTATAGGTCCAAAGGGTGACTCAGGTACTATCACTATAGGTAATGTAACCTCTGGCGATACTCCAAGTGTAACCAATGTGGGTACACCTAGCGATGCTATCCTAGATTTTGTACTAGAAAAGGGAGATGTAGGACCTGCTAACAGCTTACAAATAGGAACTGTAACCAAGGGTAATACACCTCAGGCTAGTATCACGGGAGAAGCACCCAACCAAGTTTTAAACCTAGTTTTACCACAAGGTGAAAAAGGTAACAAAGGTGATACAGGTGCAATTTACATAGGTACAGTCCAAACAGGTGAAACCCCAAGTGTAACCAATGTGGGTACACCTACTGATGCACTATTAAACTTTGTTTTACCTAAAGGTGATGCTGGTACAATCGAAATCGGCGAAGTTAAAACAGGTGATACCTCTGTTGTAACAAACACTGGTACACCTCATAGTGCTATCCTTAATTTTACACTAGAAAAAGGTGAAAAGGGCGACAAAGGTAATACAGGTGAATTATCTATTGGTAGCGTAACCAAAGGTGATGAAGCCTCAGTTGTCAACTCTGGCACATCAACAGATGCTATACTTGATTTTGTTTTACCAAAGGGTGACAAAGGCGAACAAGGTATACAAGGTGAAACTGGTCCAGCCAATGTTTTGACAATCGGCACTGTTACCAAAGGTGAAGAAGCAAGCGTTACAATCTCTGGAGACTCACCTAATCAGGTTCTAAACTTTGTTTTACCTAAAGGTGATAAAGGTGAACAAGGTGAACAAGGCATTCAGGGTATACAAGGTATTCAAGGACCCCAAGGTGAAGTAGGACCTAAAGGTGATACAGGTGAGACTGGACCCCAAGGTGAACAAGGCTTAAAGGGTGATACTGGTGAACAAGGACCAAAGGGTGAACAAGGTGATAAGGGTGAAACTGGGGCTACTGGTCCAGCTAACACTTTAACCATTGGTAGTGTAACTAAAGGTGATGAAGCTCAAGCTAGTATTACAGGAGATGCACCTAATCAGATATTAAATCTAGTTCTACCTAAAGGTGATACAGGTAGCATAGGTCCAAAAGGCGAACAAGGTGATAAAGGCGACCCTAATGTATTATCTATTGGTACAGTAACCTCTGGTGAAGAAGCTAGTATTACAATCTCTGGTGATTCACCTGCCCAAATTCTAAACTTTGTTCTACCAAAAGGTGACAAGGGTGAACAGGGTATACAAGGTGTTCAAGGACCAAAGGGTGAACAAGGTGAAACTGGACCTAAAGGCGACCAAGGTGAGACTGGTGCGAAGGGTGAACAAGGGGATATTGGACCTCAAGGTGAAACAGGACCTGCTAATACACTAACCATTGGTACTGTAACCACTGGTGATACCCCAAGTGTTGAAATCACAGGTGAAGCCCCAAATCAAGTCTTAAACTTTGTTTTAGCTAAAGGTGAAAAAGGTGATTTAGGACCAAAAGGTGATACTGGTGAAGGTATACCTGCTGGTGGTACAACTGGTCAAATTTTAGCCAAAATAGATAGTACCGATTATAATACACAATGGGTTGGTACACAAATTACTATTGAAAACTGGGATAATTAACTATGGCTGATAAAACATATTTAGATAATATAGTTTCTGGTGCAACAATACGTGATGATAAAGGCAAGCGTATTAGCTCAACTTATACAACTCAAACTGATTTTGAGTCTTATGTATCAGCTACAGATACAACCCTAGAAAGTATACAAAGTGTTTTAAATAATATAAGTATTAACACCATTGAGTTAACTACAGAGGATTTAAACAGCTTAACTCAAGACAACAAGGTTTACTTTGCTAGACATGGTAATACTTGTACTAATATACCCTATTATGGTGTACAAGGTTTAAATTTCAACTTAGAAGTTTTAAAATGTGGTGATACCTCTACTGGTACACCTTCTAAGATTGTACAACGCTTGTTTTGTGAAGGTAAGACATACACAAGGTTCGCTCGTGGTACTACTAATTATACATGGACTAATTGGGCTTTATTATCCAAAGAGGGTATACAACCTATTGTTACATTACCAGATATAACTAATGATACTGGTATATCTTGCACTATAAACTTGAGTTCTTGTGCTTCACTATATAAGGTAAAAATGTCTAGTACCTCATCAGTATTACCTTCTTTCACGTTTGATACACAATATATAGATTTTAGTACCTATGTTGGGTTCCGTGATGTATATACCTTTGAGTTGTTGCTAACTTTAGAGGGTACAGCTGACCCACAAATGACTCAGAGCTCATTTCCTAATGTAGTATGGTTAGATGGTTATACCCCAGAAATGTCAAGCGATGGTAATTACTTACTTGTGTTTAGAACTTTTGATTTAGGTAATACTTGGATAGGCAACCTACAGGGTAAATGGAGTTAAAATGTCTTTAGTTTCTAAGTTTAATCCTTTGGGTGGAGCTGGAAGCCGTTGGGATGAAAAACATTATAGCTTTGAGGCGTCTATACCCTCTGATAACTATGCTTTTACACTAAGGGTGGCTACATCTGATAAAGCATATACTATGGATGCTACAGACACATATATAAACCCAATAACTGTAGACTGGGGCGATGAAACCACAGAAGAGTACAGCTCTGGCGATATGAGTCATACTTATACTACCCAAGGTGATTATAAAATTACTATATCATCTACAACAGGTAATATGCCTTACTTTACTTGTTCACCTACTGGGGTTGTAAAAAGAATATTAACTCCATTGTTGACCTGCTATACTGGTAATAACCCCCGTAAAACTTTCGATGAATTTTTACGCAATGAGTCTAACTGTAGAAGTTTACCTAGAAAGTTTTTTGTTAAAAACCCACAGATTACATCTATGAACTCAACTTTTCAGTTTTATGGCTGGACGGGTCAGTGGTTTATACCTTCGGATTTATTTCATTATACCCCAAATGTTACAGATATGAGGTTTTTATTTAGTTATGCAAGATTTGGGGTATTACCTGATGGAATATTTGACAAGTGCACCGAGGTTACTACTTTTGCTAGTGCACTAAACACCTTCTATGGTATCGACACTATGAGTTCTAATATATTTGATAAATGCACTAAGGTTACAGATTTTTCAACCTGCTTCGGTAGTGTATCATCAAGAGTAACACTCCCACGACTCTGGGAACGCACAAATGTAATCAACTATAGCTCATGCTTTCAAAACGCTACAGCTGGTAAAAACTACACAGATGTACCCTATGATTGGGGTGGACCTTCAAGAGTAACCTTTAATGTAACACCTAGCGATGCAACTATTGAGTGTACAGTACCTTATGGTCAGGTTTCAAAAGTAGAAGGTACAACCTATATGGGTGCTACTTATTATAGTAGTTTTAAATATAAGATATACAAAGAGGGTTATGTAACTCAAGAGGGCACAGTTGATGCTGGAGAAAATACTTTAGATATAGTATTACAAGAAAAAGATATTACTGTTACAGTTAACCCTAGTGTTGACGGTGTAAAAGTATTTCTTACAGCCTATGGAGAAACCACAGAGGGTAATAGCATTAAAGTAGCCCAAGGTGCTGATGTGTCTTACGATGCTGTATCAACCTATTATGGTTCAAAACAAGGTACAATCACAAATATACAAACAGACACTACTAAAGATTTAGATTACACTGAAAAGGTTACGCTTTATACTTTAAATACATCATCAGATGAACTACAAAGTGGGTTTGACCTTACTAATGTACACGGTGATGATACAACCCAAGATTCTATATTCTTTACTACTAAGGCATTTATAAACCAAAGCGTTTACCGTAATCAAGATAGAATAGGTAGTTATCAAAACACTGCACACATTGTAGTAAACCCTATAAGTAGTGGCAATCCTAGACTACTTTTGAGTACAGCTTGTAAATGCAAAAACTTTGCTGGATTAACTTCTGCGTTCCACTTTGGGGAGTCCAACTATACATTAACCAAAGAGAATATATCAAGTAGTACACCTGCTAGTGATGGACAATTTGTAGGTATATACACAACTACTACAGCCGATGATATAATAGAAGATAATAATAGTATATCATTAGATATAGACGAAAATAAAGCCTATTATTTAAACATGTTTGTAGATGCACCTACACAAGAGAACTCAAGTATAGAACCCAAATTTACTGTCGGGGTTAACTATTTAGATATACTAATTGATAAACCAGAGGATTGGGAACAATATAAGCTTGGTTTTGATATCAATACACCTAATACTACTATTACCTTAAAATATAAAGATGCAGAGTATACCTTTACCAATGGTGAATCCTATGACGAGCCCCTAAGTGGTAATAATACTGTATATTTCGACAAAAAGATAGATAAAAACACCTTAGTATACTACAAAGTAGAAAAAGACGGATATTATACTGTTGATGGATGGACGAGAGTTGTAGAAGACAATTATATAGATATTCGAATATACCCATATATAAACCTAGAATATACCTATCCGTTTGACACCTTTACTGGACGAGATGATAAATCTCATCTAGGTTTAGAAGATGGTTCATATGCAGTAAATAATACACTAAATGCTTTGGTCAGCCAAAGATCATACCATAAAAGTTACGGTACATCTTATGGTTATTTAAACAGAGTGATATACTCAAGAAGTAATAAGCCTCAGCTAGTACATGTTGAGGTAGATGCCTATGTAAGTAGCCAAAAAAATGGAGACTATGGTTGTATAATGATAGGTAATACCTCAGGAAATCCTACTGTAGCCGAAATGAAAAACCTAACTCATACAGACTATTGGAACTACCTAATGTGTCAGAGTGGCACAGACAATGCCCTTCAAACATACACCGTTGATTATAACCTAATGAGTGAATCAACAGATGATACTGGTATCGGTGAAAAAACTACAGGTACTTACGGCAATGTTTATTTATCTTTTGGGTATGCCAAAAACTTATTAACTAACTCTGGTGAAGACAGGCTTATTATCACTAGAATTAAAATGCAAACCGTAGAAGATAGTTTAGTCGAACCCAATGTCTAAAACCCTTGTGGCTACTATAATAGTTATATAGTTGTACGAGTAGTAGGTATACAGAGTGGCAGGCAAGATTTTTTACGCAGGTGGGGCAATCCCACAAGGAGACGGTGATAGCACTGGGGTTGATATCCCTTATACTGGTGCTAAACCTATTAGTGTCACCAATGAGGTAATAAGCCTAGCCTATGATAATCAAACCCTACAGGTTAACTCAAATGGTGAACTTTGTGCTAACTTAGATGAGTTAGGTAATGAGGTAAACTCTATTGCTAGTGATGTATTGCACATCAAAGGAAACTACCTCACTGTTGATACCCTACCTATTGCAACCAAAGATGAAGTTGGTGTTGTCAAACCTGACGGTACAACCATTAGTATCACAGAAGACGGTATCATCTCTCAGATAGAACGACACGGTATAAGAGGCGATTATGCAACTCAATATGGCATCTTGGAGTGCCCTAATGGTATATTAACCGTTGAAGGTATGACCGTAACGCTTCAACCTATGGTTGTAATGCAATGTGCAGGTCAAGAAGCCAAAACTATTACCACTGGTCCACTTCAACACACTATTACATCAACTGATGATATAGATTTGTTTTACGCAAATGGTGAACTCTTAGAGTGTGGCGAGGTTTTCTACCAAGAGGAAGAACCCGAAAACGGTATTACCAACTATATAGCTTGGTGGAAACCGTCTCTAGGTAAATGGCAGTTTAAATCCAATGAGTCAGGCAATGTGTTTAGACCTCTTGTAGCTTGTAAACTTGCCCATATTCACACAGATGGTACAACTATAACAAGAGTTGACTACCTAGGTAATCGTATCTTAGATGATGAAATCTTTTTAGAAAAGCCTAAAGTTTTAGAAGACAGTGCAACTGAAGTAGTTATAACTAAAACTGCACCTAGCACAGCTTATACTTATGGGGTTGTAACCTCACTTGCTATTCAAACCGTTGAGAAATCAACCATTGAGTGTACCATTGAGTTTACAGCAGGTGAAGACATTTCTGTTACTTACCCAAGAAGCTTAAGAACTATAGGTAATCCTACTTTTGTAGAAGGTAAAAAATATATATTAGCCATTTATAATAACATCATGGTAGCAGGTGAGATAGACAGTTAGGGGTAAACCATGATTTTTACTAAACTCTTGATGGCTTTAAAACAATTTGTAGAAGCATACGGATATCCTTTAACCTTAAAGGGTATAAAAGATGCTAGTAACCTTGTAGATTATAAAATCTATGGTAATTCAAAACAGGCTAATATCCCCGATGAGTACACCCAATTAGAATGTATTACCTCTGACGGTACCCAATATATTGACACAGGGTTAAAAGGTGGCAAATTTGTACACGACATAAGTTTTAGCCTAGGTCGCAATCTAATGGGGTTTTCAACCACTGCTGGTACCTTTTGGGGCACAAGAGAAGATGGGATTAACTATGAGCTAGGCATCAATGTTATCACAGCACCTATTACCCATAGAAGAACCATAACTTATAATACTTTGGGTGATACTTTTAGTTTAGAAACAGAAGGTAGTAATATCACATACAGCAAATCTAGTATAGTTGATACCTATTGTTTACTACATATTAAAAACTCAAACTATTATTGTAGTGCAAACCTCTATGGATTTAAAGCCTATGATAATAGCAATCAGTTAATCATGGATTTAATCCCTGCTAAACGCAACTCTGATAATAAGTTAGGTATGTATGATGTTGTTTCAACCCACTTTTATACCAATAGTGGTACAAACGAGTTTATACAGGGTGATGTAGCACCTACAGTTAATACCCCTATTGATATCCAAGGAGTAGGAGTTCAGACCAAAAATCTATTTGATAAAACCCAGACTTTAACCGATAATACTTATTTAAACTCTGATGGTACTATAACTAATAATAACTTTTGGTGTGTTACTGATTATATACCTGTAAACGGTAATAGTTTTACTTTAACCAGAGATAGTGAACTCGGTATAACCCCATGTTTAATAGGCTATGATGCCGATAAAAAACTTGTGGTTGCAACTATGTATAATTATAGCAGAGTGGTTAATATTACAACAGATAAACCCCTTAAATTTGTCCGTTTCAGTATAAACAAAAGCAATGAAGACCTTAATGTTTTACAACTTGAAGAAGGTAATACAGCCACAGATTATGAACAATACGGATATAAAATCAATATAACTGCTACCAATGAGGATAATACTATAACTGAGGTAATACCTATTGTTTTAGATAAACCATTGTATAAAACCGAAACTTGTTGCGACTACCTTGACTTTAAAAAACAATGTGTTGTGCGTAAATTACAACTTATTGATAACACAGGTTGTAAACCTATTTGTGATAGTCTAATGGAGTTATCACAACCTTTGATACAACAGGTGGATTTGCCCGACTTACCAATTTACGAAGGCACTACAACCTATACTATAGAAGGGTTACAACCTAGTCAGATGTACGGCAAGGGTAAGATACAGCTTGAAGATTAAAGCCTAGCTGGGTGTCAACTATAATAGTAATATAACAGTTCGTGGAGATAGCTTAATGTCTATTAGACTTGGGGATAAAATCATTGCAGGTTGCTACGAAGTAGTACAAGGTGATGTTTACAATAAGATTGAAACCAATGAGTTGTTAGCCGAAAAGGCAAACTCAAAGGATTTAGCCACAGTAGCTTTTACTGGTGAATACAAAGATTTAAAAGATGTGCCGTTTATCCCTAGCGATACCTCTGATTTAACAAATAATGCTAACTTTGTTGTTAACTATGAGTTAAGACCTTATGCTAAAACTGTTGATGTATTAAAACAACTTAATACTAAACAAGACGAATTAACTGTTGGTGTAGGTATAGCTATACAAGATGGGGTAATATCCAATACGTTTACATCAGGCGAATGGGGTAAAATCACAGGTACTATCACAAACCAAGCTGATTTAAAAACTAGCCTTGATAATAAAGTTAATAAGGATTTATCCAACTGTGAAAAACCTTATGTAACCGAGTGTTATCATAATGGTAGTAGTAAATATTGTTTATGGTCTGACGGTAAAAAAGAACAATGGGGTAAAGCCACAACTAAAAACATAACTTTTTATACCCCTTATACTGGCACCGACTATGTATTTACAGTGGCTATAGAAGCTGGTAATACAGCTATTACTAACCCTTCTGATTTATGCTATCAAAGTAAAACCAATGTTGGGGTAGTATGGAACACAGAATTAGGAACCACCATTAAAAGCATCGAGTGGTATGCTTGTGGATATTAGAAAGGGTGATTATGTTTAAATTAGATAAACCATGTACATTACAACAAAGAACTGATTTTATCCATGAGTACGAACAAGTCCAAGGTTTAACCATACAGGAAACCCCAGAAGCTTTAATCGCTTTGGATAAAGAAGTTCAAGAACCTACCCTTGCAGATGTAAGAGCTAGTAAACTAGATGAAAACGAAGCCATGTATGTTAAGCATAGGTATGATAACACCTTTACTTTAACTATACAAGGTAAAATCTGTGAGTTTAAAACTGATGTAGAAACTCAACTTGATTTATTAACAGCTTATGCTATTACAAGTAGTGGTTATATCTATGGTGGGTATTTAACCGAAAACGAGATTGAACTTAACTTAAAACTAGAAGATGTGATAACAATTTTAGCCAAATTTGTACAAGTATCAAATGTAGGACCTATCTGGCTAACATACAAACAGCTTATAAACACGGCTGATAATATTGAAACCTTAAAGAATTTAAACATTGATTATAAACTTAATGTTTAAAAAGGAGTATACCATGCCAGATTCACAAAGAGATGCGAATATATCCCGTTTGTTTAATAAAATGGACGATGTAAAAGATGCTATTTATGATACCAATAGTAAGGTAGACGTATCTCTTTCTAAACTCGATGATTTTTCCTATAGATTAAAAAAGCTTGAGGAACACGATGAGAAACATATCGAGCGTGAAGAAAAGCTTGAGATATTAATGGCAAAGGTTGAAAACTTCATTGATAAATACGAAAAGTCTTTCCAAGCTTTAGAAAATCGTGTATACCATCTTGAACAAGATGTGGGTAAAGTTAAAAATAACTGGGGTTGGTTAATCACGATTGTTACAACTATAGGTGGAATTGCAGGATATATAGTTAATATATTAGTCAACTTGTTTATGGGGAGGGCTTAACATGTTTGGATTTATCAAAAGATTGTTTACTAGAGTTGATAACTTTAGAGAAGACCTAGAAGATGTATTCGCAGGGGTACTAGACAAGATAGATGAAAATACCCAAATTGACAAACTAGAAATAATATTAATCGAAAAGGGTATTAAACTTGCTATATCACGTTATGGTATAGATATCCCTGATAAAACCTATGAAGAGATAGGCAAAACTGTTGTAAAAACAATCAGTAAAGCCAATAGATTGTTAGCCGAACAGCTTAGAAAGAGATAATTGACTCTGTTTTAAAACCAAGGGGTGTTACTATAATAGTAGTATAAGTTGGCTCTCCAACGAATAGTACAGAATTTTAAACAGTAGGTAAACAACAAATGCATATAGCTAATGTAGTGGTTGCTAACACAGAGTATAAAAAGTTAGACGATTTACTACCTATGGAGTTAACCGTAGGTAATACTTATACCATTAATAATTTAAGTAGAAACGGTTTATATTATATAGTTTCAGAAAATGAGCCTACTGATAAAGGTTGTATCTTATGGAGTGGAGACCAGCTAATATATGAAAAAGTAACTGGTACACTTTGGGTATGTACAACTCAAGATTCACTATATCGCAATGAGTGTGAGATTGAAGTCAGCGAGGTAGAATAGGGTGACAGGGAAGGTCTTTTACGCTGGTGGGGCTATTCCTAATGGTAATAACGGCACTGGTGGTACTACCAACTACAATGATTTAACCAATCTTCCTAGCATTGAGGGTGTTACCGTTCAAGGTAATATCACTTTAGCTCAACTTGGGTTGTCAACTGTTTATAAATATAAAGGCACGGTAGACACTGTGTCTGATTTACCTAGTGATGCACAAATAGGTGATACCTATAATGTAGCTGACACAGGGGCTAATTACTCTTGGACTGGCACCGAATGGGATAAACTTTCTGAAACTATTGAGGTACAAGCTAGTAACGTAGAATATAACAATAATGGGTTTACCTCTGTACAAGAAGCACTGGACTCACTTTTATATGTTAAACCTAGTATTACTACTTTTACAGGTGGTGGTACATACGAATTGGGTTCAACTATTGATACAGTAAACCTAAAATGGGTATTAAATAAACAAGTTGTATCTCAATCTTTAAACCAAGGTATCGGTACAATAGATAAAGATTTAAGAAATTATAGTATTACTGATGCAGGTATAACAGCTAATAAAACATATACGTTGACTGTTTCAGATGGTACTAATACGGCTTCAAAGTCCACGACTATTACCTTCTCTCAAAAACGCTATTGGGGTGTATCTGAGAATGCTACTTTAACAGATGCAGACATTTTGGGAATAAGTCAAGAGTTTTCAACAGGTAAGATACAAACTAGAACTTTTAACTGTTCTGGTGGTAAATATTTCTATTTTGTAATACCTACTCAATATTGTGACAACATAGCGTTTAAAGTAGGTGGTTTAGCATTTAGTGCTATGGAAGTAATAACCCGAGATGTGGTAAATGCTAGTGGTCATACTGCAAGCTATAATATTTATAGACCTACTAATATACAAACTGGGTCAAGTATAATGGTGGAGGTACTATAGATGGCAGATATCCAAGGTACTAACCTATCGGCTGGTATAACCCCTTTTACCACAGAAGATACATACCCCACTCATTATTCAGAATATGGTAAAGGTGGGTGGCATGAAGTAGCTACTATAGCTGACAGAGATAATATCCCAGAGGCTCGTAGAGCTAACGGTATGGCTGTTAGTGTAGTAGAAAACAACAAAGTATACATATATAGTAGACCTAATTGGGTAGAATTTACAGGTGGAACAGCAGGTGATTTATCCAATTATTATAATAAAAACGAAGTAGACAGTAAAATTAACGAGAATCAGCCAAGTTGGATAAGTATGGGTGATATTCTCAATGGTTAATAACATTTTAATTTAAGGAGTAACACAGAATGGCAATTACAGTTGGTGAACACTACCACTTCCTGTTTGGTACTGAAGCTCAATACCAGGCTTTAAAAACAGCAGGTACTATCTCTGCTAATGATTTATACTTCATTACAGATACAAAACAGTTATACGTTGGTGAAGATTTATACACAGGTCAAGTACAATTTGTTACAGTTTTTCCTGATGCACCATCTCAAGGTATTATCTATGTAAACGGTTCTACCCACGAAACTAAAGTTTACGATGGTACTAAATGGAACACTATTGTACCACCTATCGCTGAAACTTTAACTGAAGCTACTGTTGATACTAACTTGGTTACAGCTAAGGCTATTAGAGACTATGTAACAGGTTTAAACAACAACGCTGTCAAAAATGTTGAGTACAACGAAACAGCTCAAAAGTTTACTGTAACTTATGGTAATAACACAACTTCTGAACTAGAGCTTAAAAACTTGGTTACAGGTGCATCTTACGATTCAGACACTGGCAACTTTACTTTTACAGTAGCTAATGGTGAGTCTATTGTTGTTAATACACCTAAGGAAAACTTCTTGGCTTCAGCTAAATACGATGCTGATACCCACACATTGACTATGACTTTGGTTGATGGTACTACCGTAGATGTAGACCTAGCTGAGTTGATTGATGAGTATACAGTTGAAAGCACAGCTACTGTAGAACTTGCTATGACTGGCAATAAAATCACAGCTAATGTTAAGAAATCAGCTACAGCTAAAAACGCATTGGTTTTATCAGCTGATGGTTTATTCGTTCCAGAAGCTTTGGTTAAATCAGTAACTAATACAGCAACTGCTAACCTAGCTGTTTCAGATGAAGGTGCTTTAACTGCTACAGTTAACATTTCAGATGAAGAAGGTAATAAACTTGAAGCTAAAGACGATGGTTTGTTTGTACCAGATACAGATTTAAGCGATTACTATACTAAAGCAGAAGTAAACGTAGAGCTTAACAAAAAGGCTGATAAAGCTACTACATTAGCTGGTTATGGTATCGCTGATGCTTATACAAAAGCTGAAGTTGATGCGTTTACAACTTGGAAGGCTATGGCTTAAGGGGTATAATCAATGGCTAAAACAGACACAGATGTTAGAGTTGAATTAGTTAAAACCAACAAATCCTTGTTGAGTACAACCGAGGTTTCTAACGGTTGTGTCTATTTTGTTGAAGATACTAAAGAATTGTTTTTTGACTTCGACTCCAAAAGGAGCGAAGTCAAAGACATTCTTGTTTTACAAAAAGAGGCTGAACGCACTTCTATACTTTTTGCTCCACTCAACAAGTTTTACTTTGTTTTGGAGACACAAACCTTATGGTTTTACAAAGACGGCACTTGGTATAAAGTATCACAGGATTTAACCGATTATTATACCAAAGAGGAATTAAATGCCTTAGTTAAAGGCTTCTTACAATATGTATCAACCACTTATTCAAACCTAGTCGCTTTAAAAGAAGCAGGTGAACTTGTTGAGGGTACATATTATAAGATTACTGACTATGTTACAACCACAAATGGTAAAAGTGCTAATACTAGTACTGAGCCTTCACGCTCAGCAGGGCACCAATTTGATATAATTGTAAGAGCTACCAGTGGTTCTACTTTATCTGAAATCGCAAGTGCTTCACTACATGAGGGTGATACTTATTTTGCTAAACAAAACGTAGGTGCTTGGCAAATCTGGTATGATATCAACAATGATACTACTAAATACGAGTGGGCTGTAACTGATGGTACAGGTAAAGGGGTTATATACCGTATGATAGATGAACGTCAGAATGACCTACCATACGATTTTAAAAACATACAGTTCTACCGTGATAAAACCCTAGATAAGTATTCCTGTATTGCTGACCAAATGAAAATAGAAGATGGGTATTATTATACATTTACTACTACTCAAGGTACAGACACAAGTAAATATGGTGATATGTCTTTGTTGACTGGAGATTATACTGGTAATAACACTATGGGTAGTTATACGGCTAGCAATATTCAAAAATTGAATAATAATATCACAATTCAGGGCAATAGTCGTAATTATAGTAGTAACACCCTTGGTAAAGACTGTTATAATAATACCTTTGGTTCACAAATAAGAGGTAATAATTTTGGATTAGCGTTTCGTGATAACGTCATGGGCGATGAAAACGCTTATAATACCTTTCAGGGGTATACCTATGGCAATACTCTTAACCACATGTATTATAACATTATTTATGGGAACTTTATAAATAATGTTATTGAACTTACTGGCACTAACTACTACTACTTTTTTGCTAACCTTATAGGTAGATACTTTCAGAAAAATACCTTCAAAGGTAGTTTCGCCGTTACAGGTAATACTATTGGGTATGCTTTCTCTGGCAATACAATAGGTCATCACTTCCAGAGTAATACTATTGAAGGATATGCGCAAAATAATTCTTTTTTATATACTACAGGGTGTAATTTAAAGTATAATTTCGCTAACAATACATGTAAAAGAATGATGTGTGTAACAGCAGGTAGATATTGCACTCATAACACCATCGGAGCCAACACTTATTTTTGTGACTTAGGTGACTCTCTATCCTATGTTAAAACCCCAGAGGGCACACTAAATGAGGATGGTACAGCAGTTGCAACCTATGGGATGCGTTATGTTAGAACTGGTGGTAATTTAACTGGTACAGCAGATAAACCTATTGATTTAACGGGGGTACAATCCACTCTTAACGACATGAATGATACCTTTGTTAACTTTGATGCAACAGACAAGCAATTAGTAGTATCTCAAAGAACATCTGATGGATATACCCGAGGATATAAAACAGGTAGTGACTTTAATTGGGTAGAGTTTACAAGTAAACCACAAGTTGCAACTCAAGATACACTAGGTGAGGTTAAAGTAGATGGTACAACCATTGAGATAAACGATGATGGTGTAATCTCAGCTAAACAAAGTGGTGTATCAATGTCTGTAGATACTTGGGATGAATAAGACTTATTTAAACTCTATAATAGTAGTATATACAAACTTTTAAACCCCAGAATAGGATATAAATAAATGGCAGTAGATAAAATATATCAAGACAGTATAATAGCAGGTGGTGCAATCCGTGATGGTAAAGGTAAAAGGATAGATACAAATTATTTATCCGTGGATTCACTAGATAGTGCACTTGAAACCAAGAATATTACAACACAGGGTAATACTTTTAACCAAGCTGATACACTTTTAAAGTTAAATAGCAATGGTAAAGTAGACTCAGCTATGTTACCTGAAACTGTAACAGCAACACCTAATACAGCTACAGGGTTATCAATATCTAAGGTTTCTGATACCTCTTTTAGTGTATCAGCAGGGTACTGTGTTGATGCTACTAACGCAAGGGTATTAAACTTAGATGATACCTTGACTAAAACTATTTCTATATTCAGTGAGGGTAATAACGGTGGTGCACTTAGTAGTATAAGTGGTGATTTAATACCTAAGTTGACTGAGAATACTGATAATGTAATAGCTAGTAATCTAGGTATTTGGACATACAGAGTTTTTGATAAAGTTAGTGATGAACCTTCTTGGGGTGATAACTCATATAGTGTAAGTGTAGATGAATATGTAGGTTATACCTTTGACAGTGAACTCCCTGCTGGGCAATACCAGATATACCTTACGGCTAATGATAGATATACTGGCACAGGTAGTATAGCTGTAATCGTAGTATATACTGACAACTCTGAAGAAGTTGTATTAACTAAGTCAGATTTTGCCTTATTACCATCAGGTACTTCTGCAACAACTGGTTTAGTAATCATTAATGATGAACTAGTTAATATTAACCGACCTTTTAAAGCGATTAAATTTAAAGTCACAAGTGCTACTAATTATAGTTATTATATTCACGAAGCTACTATCAAAAGTCCAGTAGTTACAACCCATAGTATAAACATAGCTGAAAAAGAAGATGGTACAGCTGATGTGTTTATAGGTAATAATCTACCAACAGGGTTTACTTATATGCGTAGTATAGGTAAAATAATGTTAAACAGTGAGGGTACAGCTATCACTGATTATTTCCCTAAAACAGATTTAGCTACATTGTTTAGTAACTATGATTTAGCTACTAAAGAGGATATACCTGATGCGTATACTAAAACAGAAGTAAATAACCTATTGGTTGATAAAGCTGATGTAGACGAAATTCCGATTACTACCTCTCAGTTAACCAATGATTCTGGCTTTATTAAATCTACTGATATAGAACCCACTTTGTTAACTAACGAGGATTTAGACACATTTAAAACCAATGGTAAAACCTATTATGCACTAGAAAACACTTGTACTAATACACCTACATCTGATGCACAATATGGGTTTTTCTTACAGGTTTACTCAACAGGTGCAGACCCAACGGGTAGAAGTGGTTACAACCAAACATATACTCAGGTTTGTACAATATTGGGTGGAAGTATATACACTCGTACTTTATCCATAGATTTTTATAGTCTACAGTTAACTTGGGGGTCTTGGACTAAAATAGCTAAAATATCTGATATACCATCAGCATATACCCTTCCTACAGCTTCTACAACTACTTTAGGTGGCGTAAAAGTAGATGGTAGTACAATCACTATATCCGATGGGATAATATCTAGCAAAGCTAGTAGTAGTAGTGATAGTAACGAACCAATAGAGCTTACCAATGAAGACCTAGACACTTTAAAAACAGAAGGTAAAACCTATTTTGCTCAAGAGGATAATACCTGTACTAATAAACCATCAAATGTAGGCACTTATTCTAAAGCCTTTGGTTTAACTGTTAAAAAAGTGGGCTATGGCGAAGACCTGTATTGGGAAAACTTCTCTATGTTAATGCAAGAGTTAACCTTTGCTTCTGGTACAACTTACACTAGGGTATATTCAAACCCATCTTACCAATATTGGGGTACTGGTAGCTCCTCTGGTGATGGAGATGTAGAGGGAGCTAAGTGGTCTAATTGGGTATTACAGGTACCTGCACAAGATATACTAACCATTACAAGTGCTACAAGTATACTTTATTACCCTGATTTTGGTAGAACAACATGTTTAACCAATGTTTCAAGCAACCTTACTATAAAAATATCTCCGTATAACCCAAAATGCTATACATATCCTGCTACAGCTATAGTACAAGCCAATGTAACAACAAATAACTTGACCCTAACTATAGATTGCAACGGTGCTACTGTTACAAATTATATCAATGATATAACCCCAAGTATAGCAAGTGCTGGTAGATACGAGATTAAAATTGGTATATTTGGCAACCCAGACAGTATTACTGCTAGTGATTTATACTATGGAGTTACTAAACTGGGGGGGTAGGTGGCTCCTCTGGTGGTGGTGCTGGTGGTGAACAACCTATGGATTAAGCCCGAAAGGATAAATCTTCATGGATAATTGGATATTATGGTATCACGACCCAGACATAGCTATATCTTTTAACTGTATACCTCATCATAGTACACTTGAATATACTCCTGAGTCTACTACTGATGATATAAAAGATATAGATAATAAGCCTTATATTTTAGACGAAGAGCTTAAAATTAAGGTTCAATACAAAAATGATACCACTTTCATTACTATACCACAGGGGTATCGCTGGAATGGGGCTAATATCCCTAGTTTTGCTTGGGTCTTAATCGCTAACCCTGACGACCCTAAAGTTAGGTTAGCCAGTATGGTGCACGACTTCTGCTGTGAAAACCACGTGGTTTGTAGAGATGATAGGTATTTATCCACAAAGTTATTATGTTCTTTGTGTAAATCAACCAAGATGAATACCTTAAAGGTTTCAACCATGTTTCATACCGTTGATAACTACCAAAAACTCTTTGGTAAAGACAAATACGGTAAAAAATGGGGTTATTACAAAAAAAATAATCTTTTATAGTTTACTTTTCTTAATCCATTGACTATAATAAAAGTATAAAAGAGGTTTGTTTTTATCTATAAGGTAAAAACATAATGGTTTTACTACGAGTGTAAAACCTAGCGTTCACAATGTTGTTTATGTCGACTATAGCAACTTATGTAACCCTCGTGGTTACAACACAATGGAGGTAAAATGGCAGAATTTAGTAAACACTATGATGTCAGCGAAAGTTCAAACGATGGAGGTAATGGTATGTTTGATGGAGAGGGATTTATCGGTGGTGCTATCCTTGGTGGTTTAGTTGGATGGGCTTTCGGTGGTGGATTATACGGCAACAGAGGGTTTAACAATTATCCTTATCCACCAATGGGTGTAGCTACAGCTATAGCCAATGATTGTTATAACACAGCCGATGTATCTAATCTTGTTGCTACTAAAGATGCACAATATGCCCAACTTAGTGCTACTCAACAAACTGAGTTCAACGTATTAAGTCAACTTTACAAGGATAATACAACCTTGGCTTCAGCTATCTGTAACCTAGGCTATGAGGGTGCAATGCAAGAAAATGCAACCCAAAAGGCTATCCTTGAGGCTTCAGCCAAAGCTGATTTATGTTGTTGCAGAACCCAAGGCTTAATAGAAAAGACAGCTAGTGATACCGATGCTAAAATCGCACAGATTGTACCACAAATGACTAACTTCTATTTAGCTGACCAAGTAGAACAACTACGTATTCGTGAAATCATGAAGGAAAACTCTTGTGGTTTCAACTCAGTTAATAGTAACCTAGGGGTAATAGGTGCTGGTGTACAACAAATATTAGCTAAACTTTACTCTACTACTACAACTACGACTACTGCTTAGTTAGTGGTATTACCCAGAGGGGTTAAATCCCCTCTGTTTTCTTTAAAGGAGAACTTATGAATTTAAACATATACGGGCAAGGGTCTAATACCATACAGGATTTAGAAGCCAGTTTAAAATCTCAATATGAAAAGCTCAATCAGTTAAAACTTATGTCAGGCAACCTACAGGGTCAAAACCAACCTCAACCACAGTTGTCACCTGCTCCACAACCCAATATGATGCAACCTCAAAGATATTACCTTGATTGTGGCATAAAAGAGGACTGGGATGAGTTCTTACGTTTAAACTATGGTATTACCGAAAAAGCTATCTTTGATGATTACAAGCTCTTTTTACAAGCCAAACAAGAGATTAAAGACGAGCAAGGTAGAAACAAGTTAGAGTCTATGAAATCCCGTATTAAAAACAATGGAGTTTATCCAAATGTGCCACCCAAAGAGGTAAAACCTAATGTACAACCTCAATTACAACCAGCAAGCCCAGTTCAACCAAATGTACAACCAATCATCGGGGCTAATCAACAACCAGTTCCAACAGTTGGACCTCTCGGTGATAGCAATAACACTACTAACAGGGGTGTTATCCAACCTGTTAACCCAGTGTTGCCAGAAAGTACCAAAACTACTACTACAAAAGGTAGAAGCAAAAAGTAAAGACGAGAAAGGTGATAACACTATGAGTATAATGGATTTAGTAAACGTAAATTATAAGCAAATCTTCGGTAAAGTCATGCAGAGTGATGAAGCCCAAAGTATGATGGCAGACTTTTTAAACCACTGTTTAGCTAACTGCAAGGAAACCTCTGAGGTTATAATTCAGATGTTAGCCGAGAGTCCACAATTTGAAGCTCTACTAAATGAGGCTATTACCAAAGTTGCTAAAAAAGATAAGATAAAAACTGAGTTTTTCAACCAATAGTTTTATTACGGAGGTACAGGTATAAATGGGGTATTTTAAAGAGGTTTACCATACTATTATATCCGAGGGTAAACAAGATGATTTAGTAGGGGTATTAGACAGTTATTTTGTAGAATTAGAGGAGTATTACCCAAATACATATAAAAGCCTTATGAAAGAGATAAATAAACTTACAAGCAAGATTAACATAGAGAGTGAAGCCGAGTTAAATAAATACTTAGAGCTTATTAAACACGATGATTATAAACCCAATGACTTCTGGAACCTAGAAGCTACAACCAAAGTGGGTGAACAAATAGGGATTAACTTTAATGAGTGGAAATACAATAAGTATAGCTTTAACTATGTTATGAATATGAGCAAAGCTGATAACCTAGAAGAGTTAACTAAAATGTTTAGTCAAAGCTCTGTTTTACGTCAAACAGTGCTTGATAACCCTGTGTTTTACGCACATCTAGCCAAAGCTTGGTTAGAAGACGAAGATGCACCAAGTGATAAACTAATGAGGTATTTACACGTAGTAGTATTAAGAGAGGATTGTATATAATGAGAGACCCAAAATTTTATAACCAAGAAGAGAGAACCATAGAAGATGTACTCAATGATATAGCATCTATATGTTTACATCAAATCATGTATAACACCTCTGCTAGTGCCGAAATGCATAAAGCTAATATTCAGTCACTCAAGAGGGTACACCGACACTTATCCAAAAAATTTCACTGTATTTACTTTAATTTGATAAACAACAGCATTAACAACTATGACTTTGTACCTGAAAATACTACAGAGTTTGTAGTATACAAAGCTAAAAGCCTTAGAAACCATTTGTTACACCGTCAGGATTTACTAGAGGGTCAAATCCAAACTTTGGGCGAACTCTCCAAAGAGTTCTTCAACCTTACTGGTACTACCTGTGAGACTATAAAAGAAATGTTAAAATCCATGCTTAGAAGCCTCAATAAAACTAAAAGAGTAATACAGAGGTTTGATTTTACAGACTGGATGCCACACGACATTGAAGTCTGGGATTATCACCTACACAAGAAAATGAAAGAAGTAGAAGCAGAAGAGGATGGTTTTACAATCTAGGTGATATCTTTTTAGGTATCACCTTAGGTTGGGGTATAACCTCACAATGAGGTATAACTTAGGATTATAACTCAGGCATAAAAAAAAGCCCCTTATTATAAGTCGACTAGGAGCTAAAGAAACGTTCAAACCTGTGAGGTAATCAGGTTGTATTGTATATTTATGTGTTTTCAAACTAATAGTATATACTATATCACTATTATAGGGTAGAACCCCTTTTAGACAACCTGAACCTCTTATAATCCTTAAGTATTACCTTTATTTGTTCAACACTTATGGTATCACCATTTTTAAAGTTATACCTTTGGGTGATAAACTGTGCTAGAGCCTCACTCTCGTGGGTCTCTTTTAACCCTTGTTGGTATTTCTTAGAAGGATAACAACACCATATAAAGGTAATATCACTGCCTGCTTTTTCAGCATATTTTAACAGCTTGGCTATCTCATTGCTAAACCTACAATCGGTTATAACCACTTTTGGTTCAAAAGCAATGTTTTTAATCAAGATATCAACCCAAACATCTTCGGCTATAAACTTTCTCAAGGTACTACCCAAGTTTTGTAACAACTTGCGACCTGTAGAAATCTTGTTTAAAAACCCAAGTCTCACATCTGATAGTTTAAACTTTTCGTAATTCTTTGGCTTATACCCTAGGATATCCCAAAGTATATCTCTTAGTGTATCAGCGAAAGCACAATGCTTATACCCCTTTTGGATATACGGTTTGGCAGAGAAGTCCTTGCCACTTCCAAGTGCACCGAGGTATACTCTTATGTCTTGTTTTTGTTGTGTGTTATCCATTTGTTTTACCCTCCTTTTGTCTTAACTTTTTAACTTCTTTTAACTTTTTGGTATCACCTAGCAATCCGTATAATACCTGTTGTTTATACAACTGTAACTCTGGTATCACCTCTGGGGTACTATAACAAGATGCTATTCTATACAAGGCTTCGGCATCAAAAAGGTTATCCCAATGTGATGTTACCTCAAAATAGTCGCATCCATAATCTCGTTTTAACCCTTGAGCTACATCTATTTTTTCACCCTTTGCGTTACCACTTGCAAACAGTTTTAACGATATAGGTGGAACCAATATATAGTTAATACCCATAGTGCGTAGAACATATTTAATAATAGCATAACCATCTTGAAACTCAGCTGTTTGGTTACTACCCATAAAGGCTGGTGACTCAATGGCTACTAAATCGGGTCTACTCTCATTTATGATACCAAAGATGTTATTACAAACCGTGTCAACTTTTTCAACCGTACTTAAATCCTTTGGTAGAAATGTACAGTTAAAACAGTTATCTCTATCTCGTTTTAAAGTTGATGTAAACCAATAGGATTTATCTTGTGGTCCATCATAGACTACACCTGTAAAGTTTGCACTATAGTCGACACCCATGACTTTAACCATAGTTACACCTCGCCCAACCAAAGGGTAGCAACTTGAAGTTTACCCTTGTTTTGTTCTAAGAAATCACTAAATTTTAAATCCTTGTTTTGGTGATACAAATGTCTATAATACATAGCTTGTAAACATTGGTCGAGCTGTTCTGAGGCTCTACCCCTTGATGAATACAACGTTGTGGTTTGATGTAACTTCATGAAGTTTTTATACAGATAGTTATAGTAAGTGCTATCGTCTACTCGTTTGATTGCATAGAAGTAACACCCCTGCTTGGTAGTCATATAGTTTCGTCCTCCTGCGATTTTACATTTTTGTATTCTTCACGTTTTTGTAAAACAGATTTTACATATTTGTGTGTTTCCTTGTAGGGTGGTACCCCATTGTATTTTTTGACGGCTCCCTCACCTGCATTATACGATGCAATTATCTTAACCATGTCACCGTCAAACTTTTTGTGTAAATAAGAAATGTATTTTACACCACCATGGATATTACCTTCTTTACTATATGGATTAACCCCTAAAGATTTTGCAGTCGAAGGTGTTAATTGCATAATTCCGATTGCACCCGATGAAGATTTTACCTCATGTTTACCCTTGCTTTCAACATGTATGATTGCTTTGACCAAATGAGGCTCTACACCGTAGGTTTTACAGTACCTATGGACTATTTCATCGGTATTACAAGAGCTTGTATTTGCCTTGTTTTGCACAGTTTTTGGGCTAAAATCTGCCGTTTTTACCACACTTTTTTGAACGACTTTTTGGGGTAAATCTGCACTTTTTTGAACCACTTTTTGTGTATTACCCTCTTTTTTGGTTATAACCATTTCTGTTTTATCTAATGTTTTGATTTTATCTTTTCTTGTAAACCCTAATTTTTGGTTTACCTTAATTGTGATAGCTGAAAAGATTAAAGTTAATAGTATAAAAACACTAAATGTTTTTACTAGTCTTGTTTTCATAAAATTTTTTACCTCACTTTGTATTACCTATAGTATAGCATATCCCGTCAATTTTGTCAAGTAGAAAAACCTAGGCTAGTACCAAAATGATATTAACCTAGGTTAGTACATAGAGGAGGTTTTAATGTCTGTTTAAAATCTATTGTTTACCTTTTTATTACACTCAGAACAGATATATCCGTCTTCGGTTTTAATCAAAGGTTTACGTTTTTGTTTATATCTTGAGCCACATATTTTACACTCAATGGTATGTTCTTTTGTGTATTTAATAATTTGGTCTAAAATCTCTTTTTTAAGCTTTTGGTAATCTTCTTCGTTGATACCTTGGGTTGTATTATTATCCAATTTTATAATCCCTTGTTATGTTATTAACCCCTTGCCTAGTTAAACTGAATATTACCTGATAAGGGTCTAAAGTTTGTTCAGCTTTAGGTTTACCTAAGTTAACCATCACATCCCTACAAACCTTAGACTTTGACTCACTTACCAAGTTGTATACAGTGTCCTGTATATCTAAAAAGGTGTTAATATCTTCTGTTATTAACTCTTTAGCTGTGTCTAAACTAATGGTGTTTCTACTACCGTTAATAGCAAAATCAATGGATTGTATAGCCTTTTTGTATAAACCAATCACTCTTTTATACGTAGGTTTACTAGAAGCTTCTACGAACTCTTTGGGTACTTTTACATTTATAAACTTACCCATGATTAACTCAACTTCTTCACCTATGTGTCGAGTGGCTATATATAGGGATTGGTCGCCTATGATATCAAGTGCATCTGCTTGAGACTCAATGTTAGACCCTTCTTCCCATACATACGCTCTTGGTGTACCATTGTTTGTTACACTTAGTATAACCTTTGCTATTTTAATAGTTTTTTCACTCATTAGTTTATCCATACCTATTAAACGTCTATTGTATCAAACTCTTCTACACTTACTTCTACACCTTTAGAAGCTTTAGCCTTAGGTTTAGCCTTAGAAGCTTCTACCTTAGCAGGTTTAACTTCGTCTTCGGTATCACCTAAAACAAAGTATGTATTATCGTATGAGTCTCCACCACCACTTCTTTTACCAAAATCGGATGATACAATCTCACATTCTAACAATTTAAAATATAAAGAAGCTGATTTATCTTTACGGTTATAACCTGTAACAAGTGCAAGTTTACAGTTTACGATATTATCTGTAGCTGGTACCCATTTTTTACCATTTGGTGTTTCAAATAGTTTTTCACCAGTGTTTTTATCTCTCATGTAAACCACAGGTAAATCTTCTTCTGATTTATAAACCTTTTTGTTTAACACAAGTTCACCAACTTCTTCATCATCTTTTTTACTGTAATAGTAAAACTTAAATGGGATTTCATAAGTGTTTTCTAATCTTGTGCTTTCCTTAAGAGGTGATTCAGGCTTACGTACTACCACTGGCTTTTCTAACTCTTCGCCTTCACCCTTGTTTGCATTTCTTGCGTTAATAGCATCGTTTACAGCTTTGTTAACCAAGTCTTTAGCTTTTGGGATTGCTTCACGAATGGCTGAATCCAACATTTCATACTCTGGTGAATCCTCTGCGATTAAAATCTTTAGGTCTTTACCCCACTTTTTCTTGTGTAATGTTTCTTCTTTACACATAAGGGTAGAAAATGAAACTTTTACATTGTTTAATTCAAAAGTATTAGACATCTGTTGTGTATCTCCTATGTTTTGTACTAATTGCTTGTATACCTACAGTATAACACATCTTATTTTTTCTGTCAACCCCTTTGAGTAAACTTTTTTTTATTTTTACCCCTAAGGAATAAAACTTCTTATTTTTGGGGAGTTTTTTACCCTTAGAGGTAAACCTTGTGGGTATTACTATTGGGTATTACCCAAGGATATACCTTAAAGGGTTAATATAACCCAATAAATATAACTCAAATGAGTTTATTCTTAAGTTTACTTTTTGGTTTACCCTTAGGTATTACTTATGGATTTACCCTAATAGGTATAACCATAATAAATCCTATTATAAATCCTAGGTTTACTTTTAGGTATACCTTTATGTTTACTTTTAGGTTTACCCTTAGGTTATACTTATGGATTTAACCTAATAGGTAAACCAATATATAACCTATTATAAACCCAAGTTATACTTTATGGTATACTTTTTGGTTTACCTATGGGTAATACTTTAGGATTTAACCTATAGGGTATAACCTAAAGAAGTAAATCCTATTTATAACCTAAGTTATATCCTAAAGGTATACCCTTTAGGTAATACCTAAGGATTTAACCTATAGGGTATAACCTAATATATAACCTAACTGTATACCCAATAGGTATAACCAAAGGGTATACCCTTAAGTATTACCCTTATATATACTACCATTTTGTCAACCCCTTGTCAACCCCTAATTTAAAATCTTAATATTTTCTTAATATTTGAATAGGATATTACCCCAATTTTTAAATCCTTGACATATTACTCAACTTATGATAAACTGTTATTAGTGATAACTATATAGAGGTAAATCCATGCTAAATTTAACCATAGGTAGTGTAAACTCAAATAAAACCGATGCAGTAATAACCACTTATATACTCAATGAAGGACTAAAACCCATCATTTATTATCCTGCGTGTAGCAATAAGAGTAAAAACAACTATTTAGCCCGAAATAGCCAACCTATAGAGAGTACCAAAATATTCGATATAACTGACTTATATAACCATTTAGGTACGCATTATGTTGTAATCATAGATGAGGTACAATTCATTTGTAGTAGACAGTATATATCCGAGTTTATGGAGTTCATAGAACACTGTGATAAGCTTGGTGTTACTGTTTATATGTTTGGTTTAGCCACAGATTACCTTGGTGAACCCTTTGAAATAATCTCAAGGTTATTACCTCATGTAGATAAAATTACAAGATGTAATACCACTTGTGAATGTAAAAAGGGTAGAGCCACAATGAGTATACGCTATATAGACGGAGTAGTTGATACCAATGATAACTCTAATACCCTTATGTTAGAAAACTCAAGTGTAACTTATAAGGCTGTATGTAGAGATTGTTTTAGAAAGTATACAGGTTTGGACGTATTGAGGTAGACCGAATGTTAATCCCAGATGACACCTATATTGAGAAAATAACCAACTTTATTAAAACTGAACAGGATAAATCTGAGTTTAGAACCTCAATGATTTTATCCTTTAGAGAAGAGTTTGTAAAACTTGATAAGGTTGACAAGTGTGGCTTTTTCGATTATCTTACAAGTATACGAGAAAATATATTTACCATTGAAGAGGTGTATATATGTTGTAGAGACGAGTTAATAGACCTTATGTCACACCCAGTGGGGTGTATGAAGCACTTGTTATTAAGCGAACGTAAAAACATGTTAAATCAACTTATAGATGAAACAAGTGTTTGTAAAGACGTATTATACAACTGTATATCAGAAATGGTTTAGAGAGAAGGGTAAACTTAATGTTTGACAATGAAGTAATAAACGAGATTAAATCCAAAGTTGATTACTATGAGTTTTACAGTAATTACGCAGAGGGTATTAAAAAAATTGGTAAAAGTTACTGGGCAAGATGTCCATTCCACCAAGAAACTAAACCTAGTTTTCAAATCAATGTTAATACAGGTATCTGGAAATGTTGGGGTGAACAAATAGGTGGTGACATCTTTAGTTTTTACTCAAGATATTACAATATGAGTAAACATGATGCCATAATAGCCATAGCTGAAACCTATGGGGTACAACTTCATTTAACCCAAGAAGAACAAGACCTAAGAGATAGAAACAAAAAGTTTTATAACATAAATAAGGTTATGTGCCGTAAGTATCAAGAAAATTTGTATACTCCAGATGGTGCACAAGCTTTAACTTATATAACCAAAAGACGTGGTTTCTCAATGGATATAATCAAAAAGTTTAAAATCGGTTGTGGTATCAATAATTTACCTCATGATGATAGACTTTTTGAACTCAACCTTATAAAAGAGGGTGAAAACGGTGATTATTACTCAACTTTTAGAAATAATAGGATTGTAATACCTAGGATTAACGAAAACGGTAAAATAGTTTCATTTACAGGTAGATTAATCAACGATGGCGACCCAAAATATATACATACCCAAGATACACCTATATTTTCTAAACATGAGCATGTAATGGGGCTATATCAAGCTAAATATGCGATACGTGAACACAAAAAGGTTATAATCGTAGAAGGCGAACTAGATATGATTAGAGCACATGAGAAGGGTATCTCAAACACTGTAGCACTCTCTGGTTTAGCCTTAAGTGTAGAACAGTTGTCTTTACTTAAAAAGTATACGAATAACTTTTATGTATATGTAGAAGACGATAAAACAGCAGAGGCTTTACCTAGGTTATATGAAACCATTAAGCAAGAAATCCCTTATGCTAACATATATGTAATACAAGTTGGCGATAAAGATAATAAGTGTGACCTAGATGATTACCTAAGAAGTCATACCTCTGAGGATTTTAAAAAGTTAATCAAAAGGGCTACTACTTATAATGAGTATCAAATCTCGTTTTTAGCCAACAAGTTTGAGCCAACAGACTCACCAGAGGTTAAAACCAAAAAGCTTAAAACTATAGCTAGTTTTCTAAACACTATTAAAAACAGTGTGGATAGAGAACAGTATGTTATAATGGTGGCTGAAAAAACCCTTATGGTAGAGTCTGTGATTTATAACGCAATGAATAAGTGTAAAAAACAAGAGATTTATTACTCAACTCCTAAAAAGTTGACTTGGTTATCACGTCCTGTTTATACCCAAAGGATAATCATTTCGACTTTATTCACGGATTTAGACAAGGGTAAACTTTTAGATACAATCTCAAGGCTAAATATAGTGGATTATTTAGAACCGTTATATAAAAGCATTTTCTTAGACCTAAGGGATTATATCTTAGGTAATACTCAAGAGGGTAAAATAGATTATAATAAGTATTTTACCGAAATCTCTAGCAAAAATGATGAACTACTAGAGGGTATCATCACAGATATACACATGAAGTCATACGAGCTAGAGGATATAGAAGACGAACAAATCGAAGAGTTGTTAACCGAACAGGTTGATACACTTAAAGAATACGCAATGGCAACAAGTGAGGTATAGCATGTTTTTAATTAAGTTAGCATTATTTTTAATCTGTGGATATATACTAAACAAGTATATAATCCTTGATACGCAGTGCAAAATCGGTAGAGTCCTAGGGTTAAGACCTAAGCGTGGAGTCCTAGGGTTAATAAAGTTTGACTTTGAGCGAGCTTGTCGTAGTGATTATGTTGAAGACTTTTTGTTAAACCTATGGTTTATAATCACTGATTTAATCTTATCGCCGATTATAACAGTGTTTTTGGTAATACAAGCCTTGAATTTAAACCATATTATTAAAACCACAAATAGTTCTACAATTAGAAAGTATATCTATGAGGTGTTCCCGTCAGAAGACTTAGATAATACATTTGGAGGTTAACAATGAAGTACAAAACCTCAACGGGTGTAGATATTTGGATAGACAAAATAGGTAGAGATAATTATGTTATATCTACATATAATAAAACCCAAGATGAATACAAACATTTCTGTAATATCAAAGAAGACACTTTAACTCAATTTATAGTAGCTTTCGGATTAACTGAGTGTTGACAAAAGTCGACTCTTGGTTTATAATTAGGTGAGAAAGTGAGGTAAACATGGCAGTTGTAACAGCTCAAGAACCGTATATCTTGGAAGAGAAAATCCTAAAGGCTATATTCAAGCGTGAAGATGCAATACTCGATACCGATGGGCTTTTAAAAGAAGAGATGTTTACCATTAAGGATTACGGTTATATATACCGTGCCATGTTTACCATGTATCAGGATAATACCCCTATTAATAACGAAACAGTAAAAATGTGGTTAGATGATAACGGCATTTGTATTACTAATACGGATATAATTGATAAATTGTACAGTGAAGCCTATACAAGCATTAATATTAAAACCACATGTTCTATTGTCCGTGAGTTATACATCAGAAGGTATATCTTGACTGAAATGGCGAAGTTTGTTGAAAGCTGTCAAGAAAAGCCATTGTCAAGCACAGAGATATTATCCAAGGTTAATGATATTGCAATGAGTGCTAACGATAAGTTTTCACCTAGTGGTAGTACAGATACTAAGGTTGATGGCTTAACTTATTTGTCCAATGTAAACCAATTATTAAAACACCCAGAAGAAGACACCAAGATTAAAACAGGTTGGAGCTTTATAGATGATACCTTTGGTGGGTTTAAACGTGGGTGGTTAGTAAACTTTACAGGCGACTCGGGGGCTGGGAAGTCTTACTGGTCTAACCAAACAGCTTTAAAGATAGCCTCTTTACAACCAGAGTTGTATATCGACATCTTTTCACTTGAAATGGATAAAACCGAAAACACAGGTAGACTTGTTTCTATCGAGTCGGGGTTAACAAGTAACCAGTTAGAAAACCCTAGAAAGTATTTTGACCGTTTCGATGAAACCACGGGCGAGTTTTACAACCTATATGAGAGAGGTCCTAACTGTGAAGAAGTCAAGGATTACCTATCTAGGATTAAAACAGCAACCGATTTTATCGACAACACTAACATCTACATAGATGATACCCCTGATTTAAGAATTGATGATTTAGAAGCCCGAGTAAAACGCAATCATTTAAAACGAGGTAAAACCGATGTGATTATCATAGACCACACGGATTTACTTCATGATGGCGACCCACAGAGTGCAGTTGGTGAAATCACCAAGATTTATACAAGACTTAAAAAGTTAGCCAAAAAGTTAAACTGTGTGATTATAACTCTTCACCAGTTCAACAATGATGTTAAAGAAGGGGATAGAAGACCAAGTGTGTTTGCACTTAGAGGTGCAGGTACCATCCGTCATAACTGTGATGCTATCATGTTATTATACAGACCTGCGATATACCCTGATTTGATTAACAGGCTACCAGAGCTTAAAAACGTGTGTGATATATCCTTCGCTAAAGTCAGAAACTTTAAAGCCCCAGAGCCTCAAAACATGGTATTCTTTAAAAACACTTGTGGGTTTAGCGAAGCCACAGAAGAAGTTGGTGTATCAGACGAGGATTTACTCCTTGAAGATGAAGCCATTGATGATATAAACCAACAGTTATGACATCAAAGAGAATAAAACTCTTTGTTCTTGCTTTTACACAAGCACTTCGGACTTGCCCAGCCCTGAAAAATGATAGTCTAAGTTAGTGT